ACTGCTGTTAGTATTACTAGCATTGTAATGTAGTACATTTGAGAATCACATCCTTTAGTTTCTCTCTCAACCTTATGTACTTATTATATCATTATTTTTTGTGCTTGTCTACATCTTTTTTAAATCTTTTTTAAAAATCTCCTGCAATTAAGTATTTGCCTACGCCTGCATTTGCAGTACGGTAATAATCGACAACACTTAAATGCTCTTCCTTGACATCAAGATACTTATGTACAAAGCTGTCATTTTTAGACTTCATAGCCTGTATACCGATTGTTGTTTTACTTGTCTTAGAGTTAATCATTGACGTGTTGAAAACAAGAATCTTGTCGATGCTAGACCATGCTACTAAATCAATATCTTCATGGATATGATTGAAGTATAGAGCCTTCTTATTTGCATAGGCATTCTTTATCATTTTACGATTTGTTTTGGTTTCGTAGGCAGATAATTCAATCTTCGCTACCTTACCATCTTTAAATCCAATTAATAGATTGCCTGTGTAATCATTTGTTACTGTTGCAAACAATACTTGTTCATTCTCTAATCCTAGTAAGGTCGGCAGATACTCACCTAGTACAGATGGCTTATGGTCTTTGATATCATAAGTCTTATATTTGTAACAGTTGTGCTTATCAGTGAATACTAGAATGTCTGAATTGTTAGTAGTTTCAATCTCACTGATAATCTCATCGCCTTCCTTAATACTAATATTATAATTTCCACGAAGAGATGTCAATGGTATTTTCTTTAAATATCCATCTTTTGTGATAAAAACTTTCACATTGTAATCATCAATTGTAACAGCTTCTCTTTCTGCTTTCGCAACTGCTGTCGCTTCAATGATTCCAGACTTACGCTCTTGACCATAATTCTTTTTAACCTCTTCTAATTGACTGATAATCAATTCTGCAAGGCGTTTACGATTAGCATGTAGTTCTACTAGGTCTAGAATCTCTGCTTCCAGAGTTTCAATTTCAGATATACGTTGAAGTAAATACTCTTTATTAAGATGCTTTAACTTAATCTCTGCAACAAACTCTGCTTGCTTCTCATCAATACCAAATGTTTCCATTAAATTAGATACTACTTCATCGTTCTTCTTCGTTTCACGAATGATTCTGATAGCTGTATCAACATCTAATAACACTTGTTTTAATGCAAGCAACATATGTCGCTTCTCGACCTTCTTGTCTTTATCAAACATTAACTCACGCTTGATAGATTCTGCTCTGAATCGTAACCACTCATGCACAATCCCTTTGATTCCTAGCACTCTAGGTCTTTTGTCAATTACAACATTGAAGTTACAAGAGTATGTAGATTGTAAAGGAGTCATGCGGAAAAGCTTTTCAACTAAGGCTTCTTTATCCGCATTCTTCTTCACTGAAATTCTAATACCCTTAGAGTTGATACCGTAAATATCATTCACATCAACGATATCTTTAATCTTTCCGTCCTTTACTAACTCTGCAATCTTATCAATGATTACCTCAAATGTTGTCGTATAAGGCAATTCTTCAAAGATAATTGCATCCTTATCAAGCTTGTATGTAGCACGAATCGAAAACGTTCCTCTACCAGTGTCGAATATCTTGTCAAATGTATTCTTATCATAGACTATATTTCCACCTGTTGGGAAATCTGGTGCTTTAATATAATCAGATACATTTGCTGTCTTAGGACTTCTGATATATGCCATCGTGAAGTCTAGCACCTCATTCAGATTGAATGGAGCGATGCTACTTGCCATACCGTTTGCGATACCACTTTGAGGATTTACTAGAATTACAGGAAATGTTACAGGTAATAACTTTGGCTCTTTCAGAGTCCCATCGTAGTTATCAATCATGTCAACTGCATTTTTATTAATGCCTTTGAATAATTCCTTTGCAATAGGTTCTAGCTTAACCTCTGTGTAACGTGCAGATGCGTATTGCATATTCTTAGAATACTGCTTACCAAAGTTTCCTTTGGAATCAATTAGCGGATGTAAAAGTGCTTCTGCATCTCTAGCCATACGTACTAGAGTCTCATAGATTGCACCGTCACCATGAGGATGTAGGAACATCGTTTGTCCCACAACCCCTTGTGACTTCTTACGACCACTGGTTAACAGCCCCATATTTCTAGCTGTCACTAGAATACGTCTTTGAGAAGGTTTAAAGCCATCAATCTCTGGCAAAGCCCTCTCTTGAATAACGTATGCCGTATATGGCATATAGTTACTCTCCAACGCTTCTATAATACTTTGTTCAATTACTGTTACCATTGTACCAATCCTTTCTATGTTTACATTATATCATTATCTTTGGCGTTTAGTCAAGCACTTCTTCAATATATTTATGTAAATTATTTTCGATGTACTCTTTACGACCATCTAAGTTATCGCCCAAGAATAATTCAAATGCTTTCATAGTCTCTTCAAAATCATCTGGCATGATTCGAATAAGCTTACGTGTCTCTGGATTCATAGTAGTATCCCACATCATTTGAGCCGTATTCTCCCCAAGACCTTTTGACCGTTGGATTGTATAATTGCCCTTCATCTTAGAAACGATTTCGTCCTTCTCTGCATCACTGTATGCGAATACAGATACATCATTCTGTGTAATCTCGTATAATGGAGATTCAGCAATGTAGACTAATCCCTCTTCAATAAGTGTAGGCATCAAACGATAAATCATTGTAAGAATCAGCGTTCGGATATGAAATCCATCCACGTCTGCATCTGTTGCAATGATTACTTTTGACCAACGTAGGTTTTCAAGGTCAAACGTATTCAAATCTTTTGCGTGCTTAGATTTAACTTCTACGCCACATCCAAGAATCTTAATTAAGTCTATGATAATATCATTCTTGAAAATCTTATCATAATCTGCTTTTAAGCAGTTAAGAATCTTGCCACGTAATGCATAGATAGCTTGGAATAATGGGTCACGACCCTGCTGTGTTGAGCCTAGTGCCGATTTTCCTTCCACTATGTAAAACTCTGTTATTTCCTTATCTTTAGACGTACAGCTAACGAATCCGTCTACACGTGCAGTTAAGTTATTAACCGTACCAGACAGCTTCTTCTTGAAGTCTAAACGTGTCTTCTCTGCTTTCTCACGACTACGCTTATTAACAAGCACCTGTGTAAAGATAAGTTTTGCTTCATTTGGATTCTCAACAAAGTAGACTTCTAATTGCTCACGCAACCATTTTGTCACTTCTTGCTTCATAAAGTCAGAACCAATCTTTTTCTTAGTTTGGTCTGTGAATAATGAAATCGTTGAGTATGTGCTTGTTACAACAATTAAACTATCAGATATATCATCGAATGATATCTTCTTTTCATTCTTGTTGTACAAGTTTTGGTCTTTCAAGAATTTGTCAATCACATATGTAAATGAGTTCTTAATGAAATCCTCTGGTGTACCGCCATTCTCTAACCATGAAGCATTGTGGTAGTAGCGATTAAATGATGTTTCACGATTGAAACTGAAATAGATATCAGCTTTAATCTTGTAGTCTTTATCAGCTTCATTATCTCGACCTTTCTGCTCTGTAGACAGGGATTTGACTTCTGTCAATATATGCTCTTCGTTCGATAATGATTTGATATAGTCTACTACGCCATTCTCATAGTAAAACTCTTTTGTTTCTCCTGTGTTTTCATTGATGAAAGTAAATTTCATTCCACCATTTACAATGGCTTGGTCTTCAAGTGCAGTGATAATAAACTCATCATCAATTTCACCTTTACCACGAAAACATTCAGCAGATGGTCGCCATGTAATTTCTGTTCCAATTTGCTCATCTGTTTCATTTTTATAAGTCATGAAATCCTGTTCTACACCTTTATCATATCCAACACGATAAATTTTATCTTTACCAAATGAGTAGGCGTAGAAGAAATCAGATGTGTAGTTCGTACCAGTAGCACCAACACCGTTAGTACCTAATGAATATTCGTAATTTCCACCATCGTCATCATTATTCTTGTACTTACCACCTGCCCACAATTCGTCAAAGACTTTCTTGTAAGCATATTCACCATTTTCATTTTTACCCATTGGCACGCCACGCCCAAAGTCTCGTACAGTAACGGATTTATCAATGTTCTTTTTCACAATGATTTCGTCACCGAATCCTGCACGCCCTTCGTCAATTGAGTTCCCTAGAATCTCTAGGAAGGTGTGATTGTGACTCTCTAAACCGATTGAAGCAGGTTTTGCTCTCACACCTCCTAGAATCCCTAAAGATTCAATGGCATTCTCGTTGTATTGTTTTGTCATGTAACCATCCTTCCAAACTTGATGTACCTAGTATATCATTATAATTTGCTTCTGTCAACCTATGCTACTAATTTATTTTTAACTAATTGCATGATTAGGTTATCGACATGCAGTTTAAGCTCTTCATTTGGTTTCTGTGAGCGGTACTTATCTTTCAGATGTACGAATTGTGCATCATGGATATGATAAACTAGACGTTCAAAGTTCTCCTGTGTCCAGAATCCGAATTTAAAGTCATGCATAAATTCGATGCCTTCACCTTCATATCGTAAAGCCTTCTCTGGATTCTTGAATCCTAATGCTTCATACTTGATAGCAAAATCTAGTAAACGATAAGCGTGCTGTGCCTGCTTAGTATCGTATCCAAATAGGTCTACTAATACTTGTGTACCTTCTGTGCCTTTAGGTAACAGCTTCATCTTTTGCTTAAATGTACCACCAAGAGCATCAAACATCTTTGGAAGGTTCATGTTAAAGATGTCATAACGTAAATCATACAGCTCTTTTAATTCCTTGCTACTTTCAAGCACTAGCTCTTTAGAGATTAAAGGCTCTAAGTAATTCAAGTTAGCTTTCCAGAGCAAGTCTGGGAGCTTACGGATGTCGTGCACATCATAATCTGCATCTGCACCAATGATATTTTCTGCAAACATCTTCTGTTTATACAACTCTTCAAATGTAGGTGTTACGAATACTTTGTAATCCTTGTCGGATGCTAAGATTGTTCCACCCACCAATTTCTTCTCTGGTGTTGCTAGATTGTAATTGTTTGACCCTACTAATGCTTGTACTAAAACTTCTCTTCCTAAGATTGTTGCCATATGTATATCATCCTTTCGTTATTACTCTCTGATTATATCATTATCATTATCTATTGTCAACAGCCTGTTTCAAAAAAGTTAAGGAATGATTTAAATCATTCCTTTTCAAATTCAATGATGTAGCTATATACATTCTCATCAAATTCAATCGCCCATCCTGCCATAGTAGCATTATTAAGCTTTCTACATTCAACTGCATTGCTCATATATAAAAAGAAATAGTCTGGATTGAATCGTGCCTTCATACGCTTTCCTGTTCTTGCTTCTGCGTGCATCATTTCTTCAATGAGTTTATCTTGATTCTTTGCAAAACCAAATGGATACATTTTATGTATCTTATTCGTTCCTAAACCTGCTTCCTCTACTCTCTCTTTTATAAGCTCTGCTTTTTCTACTACTGCTTTCATTACATATAAGTCATTTGTCTCAAAAGAGCTTAGATGGGTAAACTCTCTTACAAGCTCTTTTAAACTTTGTTCATGCAATTGGTTTTCAGCTACGGTTGCTTCTTTCAGCTCTTTACGATATTCCTCTACTAAGTAATCAATCTGCTTTAACTGTTCTGGTCTAATCATAATTACACCTCATACTTTCTTAATAGTTTTGTAATTTTGTCAAGATGTGCTTTCTTATGTACACTATCATCTTTCCATCTCATACCAGATTCCATAATCCAGTTTGCATTGATAGGATGCCAACGCACCCATTTACTAAATGTCACATATGTACTTTCAGAATCCATACCTGTGTGCTCTGCTAGTTTCATAATCTGCTCATCTGTCACAGACTCATGAAACATTACGCTGAATGATTCACCATCTTTATGACCGTAACAGCAAAACTTTGTTTTCAATCCAATTTCGAAATTGATTACGTCTAGCATCTCAATCATTTCTGGGTCAATCTCATCATATGGAATACCATGAGCGTTAAAGCGATGACGTAACGCTTTCTCAATCGTGCTCTCTTTCATATCATGGAAGCATCCATGACAAAGATTAGCCTTATGTGCATTACTTCCTTTTGTTACCTTTTCATAAGTTTCACAATTATCGCAACCGATTTCTACTTTCATTATGTTCCTCCTATTACTGTCCCTAATGGCACTTTCTATTTTAGCCTTCTTCTTCATGAATGTATCTTTTTGGCTTTCAGATTCCCACTCTAACTTATACTTCATACTTTTTCTTTAATGCTTCTAGTTGTTTTAAATCCTGTTCTCTTATCCACTTCTCATGAAGCTCTTCTCTTTTGATTTCCTGCTCCACTTTTTTCTTTGCCATTTCATCAACTAAAACACTAACATCATAGGCAAAGCACTCATCAACATCTACTACTATCTCTACGATTTCCGCATTGTCGTAAGGATAATCCTTATGACCCTTACGCCATAACCATTGAGATAAATGAGTTTTCACATGACCAATATTAGTCCAAGTCTTACCGCCCTTTGTCCAAATACTAGAGGGTGTCGTGCCACCCTTTGAAAATTCGCCTGTCTCTTTATTGCGAATCTTGTACATTTTAAGCTCCATGATTACCTCCCAACAGTGATAGCAATCTAGTAATATCCTTTGGTTGATGCCCATCATATTCTGGTGCAAATTCTAATTCTTTCACTTTGAATAAATCATAATCTTCTTGTCTATAATGATATGAATACTGTCCTTCTGGTGTATCTACACCAACAATGAATGAATTATCAAACATTGTTCCATCTGAATGTTGCCAAGACTTCCATGCTTGGTCTTTGTATGTATGACAGATTACTAAGAATAACATCATGCGATGATGATATAGTTCATCAAAAGTGTGATAGCCATCGCTAAATTCTCCAACTCTCATAACTAAGTCAGCAGGAATATGTTTATGTGTTCCGTCTAAAGTAACGGTTGAAACATATTCAATTTCTCCAAAATCTTCAACATCTGTTTTAGTTATCTTATATATTGTTGGTAAATCTGATTTAAATACAACCTTGTTGCCTGCTCTAAGTTTACTCATCGTCTTCCTCCACTTCGAATCCGTCTACTTTGAATGTAACCATAACCATTTCATGGCACTCTACATCGACTTCTGTCATCTCTGGAAACTCGCCTTCTACCAAGCTGATAATCTCTTCGAAACAACCTCTTGTATCATCCACAACTTCGTAAGCTTCAACTGATACCCAAATGACCCAATCTTCATCACAATACCCAACGCTAGGCGTATAATCAAGGTCTTGGCTATCTAGAAACTCTTCTACTCTATCTGCTAATGCATCAAATTCTTCTAGTTTATTTTTAACTGTGTCGTCAAAGATTTCAACATCAAACACTTTACCATTTTCATCTATGTACTCAATTGTTAACTCTTCTAATGTGTGGCAGTTTCCATCCCAACCATTGTAAGGGATATTCAAGTCCATAGGATTAGGATAGTTTTCTAATTCATGACTACCACCATAGTTTACTTGAAGATTTACTAATTCTCGAATACGTGCTTCAAATTCAAATTTGCCAAAACGCATTGTACTATACATGTAGTCTGCATCATTTGAATCTGCCTTAATTCTTACAACAAATGTATCTCTCATATTTGAAACCTTTTCTGATAGTGTGTATCCCATTAAAAATCTCTCCCTTTTTGTTAGTTTTTGTTTGATAAAAACATCATTTTATAGAGTTTCTTAGCTCCCAAATGTCTCTACAAGACACCATTTGACTGTAATCAGCTCTGTCTGCCTTACTTCCACCCTTGTAATTCTTCTCTACGAAGCTCTCTACGGCTTCAATAATATCTAAAGCATCGAATAGAAGGCTTTCTGCCTTTCCATCAATCGTATAACCATTGTCATCTCTCAATGACTCTATGTAATTTCGAATCTCTTCAACTGCACTCATGACTTATACTCATCTAAGATATCTTGAATATTATGTAAGACACGCTCAACATCTGTGATAGAGCCATAGATTGAGCCACCGCTCGATGTAACATCAAACTTGAAATCTGCTACATCAGTGATAGGTACAACTGGCGTTGTATTTAAGATTAGCGTACCCTTTTTAAGCACTTCACCATCTCTACCTGTGTAATCTTCTTTCAGCTCTCTTAAACCAGTACAACCTCTGACAATCTTTGTTTTTGAGTTAGGAATAGTATAATAGAATCCACCAGTACGCTTGTACTTATATACGTTAACAAGCACCCCTTCTTTTACTCTCCAAACATCTGCAACTGCATGTGATTTAATTTTCTCCATCACTCATCCTCCTTGGTTATAATATACCATTATCATTTGTTCTTGTCAACAAGTTATTTTACCAATCGTAAACTACGCTACCAAATTTAGTATCAACTAACTGTTTTGCAATCGCTTGAAACTCTTCTAGCTTTTCTCGTTTCTCTTCGTCATCAGCTTTTACATTTTCAATGCCAACTTCATCCAAATCAAAATCATCATCCTCATCTAATAAATCACAAACTCTATCATACAGACAATCTATAACAGTCTCTAAATCAACAGTTTCATTTCTGTCGCACCACATTTCATTAGAGATAAATGATTTTAATGGCTGTTGCACATATGTAATATAATTAATGTGTTCTAATAAACCTTCTGGGACTTTCTGTAAATCATTTAATGTTTTAGGTGAATTGTATTCTGATAAAAACTTATCAACTTCTTTCACATTAATACCTTGTGATTTGGCAAAATCTTTTAATAATTCGGTAGTTTCGTTCATATTATCATCCTCCAATAATTTTAATAATTTAAAGTTTCTGCAATTTCAGAGCAAAGGTCGTCTAAACAGTCTGGGCATAGATTAATAACTAACTTGTTATTGTCTTCCCCTCCAATTCTAATCTCATGTGTTTCCTTAGTTCTATCGGTACATGAGATGCAAAACCATTTCTTTGTATCTCGACTTACTTCAACCATCATATCACTCCTTAGTCTATTTCTACGAAACTTACTGACTCTGAATAATAACCGTTAGAAGAGCCGTACCATCGGATTGTCACATACCCACGCACTGTTGCAAGTTTGTAGAAAGTCCAAGTTCCGCTATCATATGCGTTTGGGTCATCTTCTGAAACTTCTTCTGCCATTGTTACAGGATTGCCAATCAAATCATCTAAGTCACCAATGATATCTTCTATGTATACACTTTCACAACAATCTTGCCAATGATACATTCTATATCTACAATCATCAGATGTGTGGAAGATTAATTCGTCACCCAGATTATCAATCTTAGTAATCGTTTTACCTATTAACATTTCAAATTCAGTATACATATAATTCCTCCTAGTTTTTGATTAGCCTGCACAGAAGCTATCATGAATAATTCCTTCTTCATCCTGCTTTACTTCTTCAACCGTTACACGTTCTTCCGAAAAGTAGGATTGGAATTTAATAGCATGTTCCAATGCGTTCTCTTCGTTTTTAGCTAAGACTACCACTGAATCGTACTCATCCCAATCAACATCTTGACCATCTCTTCTAACTAAATATATATTCATATAATCTCTCCTTTTTATTTGTCGCTTGAAAATAAACCATTTGTATCACATGTAATGTAAATGCTATCTTGTCCAATTTCAATATTTACGTTACTCCAACCACCATCTTCATCTTTGAAAAGCAACATCTTATGCAGGTCGTTCGCATCAATTCTTTTGATTAAATCTCCTAGAGTCATACTATCAGCTCCCTATTTTTTATTCGTGAATGATAAACAATATATCTCCTGCAACATTTTGACTCCATGAGAATATGTAACCCTCTTTTTCAAGATGTGTATCCATTGGATTTAAAAGGTCGTTATCTTTTTCTGGAATAATAACTTTTCCATTTTCTAGTAAAGGCTTTAAGTATCCTTCTAATCTCACAGCTTCCTGTAATCCTTCTAATAAGTCTTTCGATTTGATATCTTTCATATTATCCGCTCCTTATAAAATTATCCTTTTATTAAATGTCAAGATTTTCAAATGCCTTTATTGGACTGTAATCACTAGCTGTTTTAAATGTCTCTGTATCAAAAACATTGTAATAATCACATTGAAAACTTTTAGATTCATTAATCAGTTCTTCTTCTGTGTCAAACGAAATCATTGAATCATTCATTCCACCGCAAGGATAATAAGCCATATATCCAAAAAGTATAAATCTTTTCTTATCCATTCTCTCACCTCATAATAGTATCATTTTAATAAAAGTCTCTCCAACTCATACCAAATGTTGTATGCCCACAACTTACACCGCAAAATCCATATCGCATAGCATATCTATCTCTTGCATCCATTTGCTTACCACAGCCTGTACAAACTTCGTACACCTTAGTAAATCTCCAACGTTGTTTCTTCAACTTATCACCTCTAGATTATTATATTTAAAGACTTCAATACATCTATCTCTAAATCTGTTACACCCTCTTTTACTAACGACCATCCAACATGTGTTACACCATAATAATCATCGTCAACATCAGCATCTTCATCATTCACTTCTCCACACAATCTAATCATTTTATCCTTGAATGTTTCCGTTCCTACAACATTGTAACTATCATCATAAACATCATACTCATATTCTTCTCTGTCTGCCCATGAGTTATATAGTGTTCCACCTTGTGGAAGTGTTGGCTCTGATTTAATCCACTCATAAACGCCCTCATCATCATTAGCTACTATGTATCCAAAAATACCATCTTCACTACCCCTTTGAGCATAGTGAGTAAAATCAACTTTATATAAATTCATATAATCAGCTCCTATTCTTCTTCTTCGTCATCCCAATTAAATTCTGTTTCTTCATTCGAAACTTCTACTAAGCTCCATTGCATTACGCCTTCAACATTGAATAGTTCGTGGTCAATTTGTGCAACCATATTCTTTCCATGTTGTAGCTCATTCTCATCAAAAATTACCCAACCCTTTAGTTCAACTCTTCTCGCCATATTAGTTCACCCACTTTTTCAGATTATGTAATGCTTCATATACATCAATGATACTAACATCTTTACTCTTTAACATTTCGATAATCTCATCAACTCTATCAACGTTTTTCTTTGCCTTCATTTCTTCCTGTCCCATTGGCGTAGGAGAAACTAGTAATTGCAATCCACGCTCACCACCATAATCCCACATCTTAACCCAAGGGAATGAGCCTTCTGGCAAGTAAAACATTCTCATCTCGCCTGCTTGAATATCTTTCATATCACATTCTGTTCCATGAGACTTTGTTGCAGTGTGAATCACTACTGTTCGTTTTGTGTCATTGTAGTAAAGGAATTGATTAGGCTTTGTTTCTTCTGATTCTTCCACTACTTCTTCTGGCGATTCTTCTGAAACTAATTCTATTTCTTCTTCTCCCCATAATGTATTGCTAGTATCAAAAGTGTCAAACTTGATGTCATATGGGTATTTGTATTCTGGGTCTACATCCTTAATTACTCCTGTTGCACCAATATATTTATCAACGCTTTCTCCACCAATAGAAGTTGGGTCAAGCACCTTTACAATCTTAATTTTATCGCCTTTTTGAAATTTCATTATTCTTCCTCCTTTGGAAACTTAATGTTTCTTAATGTGTGTGGTATTACTAACTTCTTTCCAATCTGTTCAAATCTTATGTAACCCTTTCTAGCAAGCGACTCTAGCATTCTCATTACGGTGTCTCTATTCTTTATCTTGATGCCATCTGCTAGAGCATCAATGTCAGTAGTAGTTCTCCAATAACCAACATCTGAATGCATTACTATGAAAGCGTACAGCTTGTATTCCTTCTTACTCATTGTATCATTATCTTTTACTTTTGTCCACAACTCTTCTAAAATAAAATTGAAATTATCACTTCTTTTTTCCATCACGTTATACCTCGGACTATATTTATTTATGAGATAGAGTTCATAGACTTTCATTTCGCTCTCACTTTGCAACTCCATGTATTCTACGACTGCACACTCATCATAACACTCTCTAGGAAGGTGACCTTCCTTAGAGAAGTGCTCCTGCTCTAGTCTTCGTTTCAGATTGTTAGTTCTGCCTATGTATATAATATCATTATGTTTATCTAGAAATCTGTAGACATAGAAACTATTCTTCGTCAATCTCTTCCAACAATTTCTCAATAGCTTTTGGGTCTAACTTTAATAGATACATTACTTCTTCTAAAGAATACCATTCTTTATTTAGTGTTAAGTCTTTAAGATTTGCAGGCTCAATCTCTTTAAACGTACCAGACAATACCTCTGTATCACAAACGTTATCAGAAGTATGGCTCTTATATTCGAATGAATATTTTTTACCTCTGTATTTAAACGTTACTTCGTGATAGTTATACCATCCACTGTTATAGCTAATATCATCCTCGTAATCTGTTACGCCTTCAACATCTTCAATTTCAAACTCGCTTAAATAACCATTCTCTTCAATCTCATCTTCAAATACCTCTTCAAAATCCACTTGCATATCTTATTCCTCCTTGTATGGTGCTCCACCGATTTTATGCTCACTAATCTCAAACTGCTTAAACCACTCTACAGCATGATATTGAAAAGCAAGACTATGCTCAAATGTGTTGTCAACTGTGAATGATGTCCACTTGACTTCCATTCTATCAATCTTATCAAAATCAGAATACCTCATCTTGACCTCATGTGGAGTTAACCACGCACTATTCTTAATCTTCCAATTGTAAATCTTCCCATCTAGCAACAACACACTAGCAAATACTTTGTGTGGATATTCATTAAAGTTACTCCAAGTTTCTTCCATGCTACCCCTACTTTCTGTTTGATGTTAGTGTAACGCTGACAACATCTTTACCATCTGTTACAACGTCAAATCTTAAATCCTTTTCTTTGTTTACCATTCTGGCAGTGTTTAGGATTTTTTCTACATCTTCATACAAAGCAGTAGATACTCTAAACTTTGTTGCACTGCCTTCTTTCTCAAAGTATATTACATATGAAGAGTAACGACCTGCATTTTCAGAATCAAGCTTAGACACTCTTGCATCTGTAATTGTTACATTTTCATTTATGTTTTTATATTCACTCTCAACTCCACAACCTGCTAATATATTTATTGTCAAAACAGTAGACATAGTTAGTAAAAAGAATTTCTTCATCCAATTCATCTAGCCACCTCATTTCTTAGAGCACTCTCTGTTTTCAGTTTCATAGATGAAAGGTACATCTCCTGCCATCATTACCTGCTGTGTATGCTCTCCTGTACCCTTCATTTTCCCACCGCTATCTTCACACATCTTCTCTTGTGTCCAAGCACCGATGACTGCAATCCCAAGAAGAAGGATAAGACCTAAACCAATAGCCATCATCCATTTATCTTCGAAAAACAAATCTATCAAATCTTTCACGTTATCACTCCTTAGAGCTTGTATAGTGTTACTGCATAACCGTCAAAAGCTTTGTCTATTAACCTATAAACCTCTGTCCAATCTGCTCCACCTCTATCACTACCAATTCGGTATGGCAGTGCAACAGATAGGTCATATGATTCTGCAAAGCTTCTTAAATCTTTTAGAGCCTTGTATAGAGCCATTGTCTTTGTGTATTGCGTAGCATCTCGACCATATGTAAGTTGACCAAAAAGATTTGCAATCACTTTACCATCTAGCAATACAGTTTGACACGTCCCTAGCAACTCTGTTCTAGGATGTTCTTTCAAGAAGTATGTAACATATTCAACATAAGCCGTATAAGCTTCTGGGAAGGATTGGCGTATGCATTTAGCAACACCGCTCCCCATAATGCCCATCGAGTTCACTTGATGACCAATGATATCCTCACTGGCTTCCATCAAGTCTCCATCAATAATCTTAATCACTTAATCATCTCCTTGAATACAATATACCATTATTATTTACTTTCGTCAACAACTTCTGCAAATTCTTCTGCAATTTTTATCAAAATTTCTTCTGCTTCGTTTCTAGTAATTAAACCATCTATGTAATCCGAAAATACACTTCTGATTTTACGTGACAGAATAACTTTCTGCATTCTAGCAGGCGATATTTCATTCATGATGTCATCTATTCTTCCCATATAAATCACTCCTAAGAGTTTATTGTTCGCCTAATACACTTTGGTCAACGATTTTGACCAGATACTTGTCTACAGATTCTTGACCGCCCATATGATGCTCATTATCTACATCACTATAGAATGTGAAACTATAATCCTCATTCAATCTGTAAACCTTTCCTTTTTTAAACGCAACACTATCATCGTGTCGCATACGCATAGTCTTCTTGCACATGTAATGCTCACCTGCAAGCAATGATATACTCTCACCTCTCAACATACGTAATACATGTTTATCTTTTACTTTAACCATAACTTTCTTCTTATGTGCCTTATCTAACGTATGAGACTTGCCTAAATCATCTACATACTTATAAATTGTTTCGCCATCGTAGTCACGTTCATATTTGTCAACAAGCTTGTAAAACAATCCTTTTGTGAATGCTACCTCACCTGTAAATACCATACGAAAAGTCTCTTTACAAAGATAATAAACTGCTTTTTCCATAATTATCATTCTCCTTTATAAAATCCCGATTTTATTAAGATATGCTAGATATTAAAAACATTGTCTGTAGAGCATTCTTTTTGCTTTGGCACTAATTTGAAATCATACTCATGTTTGCTGTAGTGAGTCCAGTTAAGTCTATTAAACGACTGTACTAAACCTACAAGCGTTGCATACGTACCTGTCGCACGCATAGTGCCATCACTGATTTTTTTAGTTGTATATTCACCCTCAAAGTTCACAATAAGGTATGCAACACCATTAGCGACTATAACATCACCAGTTTCAATATTAGAAGCATTGTCTTCAACTTCGAAAATTACGTTCATTTAACATCATCCTTTTCTTTTTGTTTTTGTTCTCTTCTACGATTCTTCCAACCCTCAAATTTATGGAAGCTCTTAGGATGCATCATCTCCCAGAATACTCCTACTAATCCAAGCATCACTCGTAAGATTGCTAGAATGATGATAATGCCAATCAGCCATCCTACTAATTTAGCAAGCATCCACAATGTTGTTAAGACTGCTGTTGTCATTTAAGTGTCCCTCCTTTTATGATGGTTTTTACGTTTCTTGCAATGTCTTCTACAAGCTCTGCACCTTCCCCATATCCACCATCTTCTGTTAATCTGCTTGAATACTCTTCATACAGATATCTCTTAATCTCTGCAATCTGTCTCTTATGCTCTGCCACAAATTCATGATGCTGTTTAATCTTAATCAAGTGTGGCATGATAGTTGTCTTTGCAGAGTGGAAGAATCGTGCATGTTCTGGATATTTCTTACGACATGCTTTAAAGAATGGCAGGAAGAATTTTTCTGTTTCCAATGCCTGTCTCAATTCTTTCTCTGGCGTTGCATCTTTCAATGTGCCAAAATTATTCTTTCTATCTACTGTTTTAATTTTAGCCATTCGGACATCTTGAAGAATTATGTATAAATACTCTTCCATGTTCTCTTCTTTCTTATAATCAATGTCTGGTAGCTTTGTTACACCCATTACTACATCAGCAACTTCTTGACCAAATAAACTTTTAACAGCTTCATAGTTGATGTCTGGGACATCTTCGATTGCATCATGCAGGATACATGCGGTCAATGTTACCTCATCGGTTTCACCATGATTAATCAAATCCTGTGTGGCATCTACCAAGTGATAGTAATAGTGACGACCATCATGTCGTTTATATCCGTTATCAGCATTCATAACTGATATCATCCAGTTAAGAGCTTTTAACGCATCCTTACAACCCATCTCTGCTAAATCCATTTGCAACTGTACTACACGACTTTCTTTCGCCATTCTATCGCTCTCCTATAATCTTAATCTTATAACCTAATTCTTTTTCGATTTCTTGCACCGTCATCTCTTTTAATACTAAGTCTCGGATTACAAGATGGTCTTTATGATATGTAAGAATTTCTTGTGTAAGCATAGTGTATGGCAATACCTTTTTGATTCCTATCTCTCTAGGGTCTTTTCCGTAAATACCGCATACACCATAACCTAGTTTACTGTTTTTATAAGCTGTAACCACTCCAATGTTGCCATTTCCACGTGTAGAAAATTCTGGATTAAATGAAACAATATCTCCAACATGATAATCACCATTCGCATTAAACGCAAACTCTCCAATTGTACCTGCAACTTCAAACACCGATTTGTTATAAATCTCTTTAACTTCTGTCATTTTGTTTCCTCCTTGTTATTTGGTATAGTCATAATATATCATTATTTTTATCGCCTGTCAACAGCTTTCGATAAAAAATTAAGACAGGCAAAACTTTTTACCTGTCTTAATTTGTCATTACTCTGACTTCACATAATCCTCAATCATTACTTGGGGTGTGCATATTTTTTTCTTTAATCCAAAGTTGTAAAACTCATTCATAGACAGTACGCCTACTACGTCAACTGTATCAAAATGCCCTAATTCAGATGCATAATGCTCATCGACACGAAACTTGATTAACTCCATTTCGTCATAGGTTTTAATTTTAACTGTCTCCATCGTTTTACCGATGCACTCTGGTTCTTCCACTGTAATGCCTGTTACTTTTACAATAATCTTGTAGAATCCATTACCAGTTAATAGATTGAATCGTTCAATCGGTTTGATGTAATCACCAATCTCATCAACAGGTATTTCTAAATCATAGATTACTGTTTGACCTTTTTCGTCAAGTTCTGGCAAGCATCTTTCAATGTATGTATTCAGATTATCCAAATACTCTTCATTGATGATGAAACCTCCTGCCCCTTCGTGCCCCAACGCTTCAATTTCACCATCGAAATCTTGCAGGAATGACTTGAATTTTAAACCGTTATAGCTACGGAAACTACCGCTTGCCACACCTTTATGTAGACGACCAACAAGTACAGGACGTTTAAATTTCTCTGACAACTGTTGAGCGATGATACCGTTGAATCCTTTAGATGATTTATCATCTAAGACAACTAAAACTTTTTGGTCTAAATTCACTCGTTTTGAATAAGCTTCTACTAATCCCTTTTGAATTTCTTTACGCTTATCATTAAGCTTGCTCATTTGAAGTCGTAGTTTCTTACACACTGTATCGTCATCAGACAATAGAATATCAATAGCAAGCTTAATATTGTCCATACGTGCTGTACCATTTAATAGAGGTGCAATAGTGAAACCAATAGAGTTGCAGTCAAGTTTGAATAAATCAGCCTTGCCACCCTTTAAGATACGTACCAGACCAGTATTCTTCATATTTCGTAGACCATGCATAATTAGATATCTATTTTCTAAGACATCTACACGCATGATATCCGCATACATTCCCACAGCTACTAAATCAATGTAGTCAAATGGGTCTACCTGTCCTAATGTATCTTCCATTACTTGCATCACTTTAAATACTACGCCTGCACCACTCAAAAACTTATTTGGATATGCACAATCTTCTTGTTGAGGATTGACCATAAGCACGTGTGGATTTTCTCTTTCGATACCATGATGGTCTAAGATAATAATCTCTTTACCTAATTCCTCTGCAATGTATCGACATGCATCTGTATCGTTAGAAGATGAGTCAATAAGGATTAACAAGTCGCAAGCCTTAATCTTTTCCAGATTCTCTTGATTTCTTTTTAAACGCTCTTCATCTTCTACGCCTTCGATTTTAATCATTTCAGCGATACCATGACCATCATTACGCTCACCATATATGTAATCTACTTTATCAGTATAATTTTTAAGATATCGAATCTTAGTAGAAGTTGCTGTCAGACCATCTGCATCTGGGTCGAATGATGCAACAATATTTTCACCAGAAGCAATTGCACGAATAATCCTATTACTAGCATCTTCGATATTCTTCATAAGATATGGGTCATGCAGTTCATCAGAAGATGGTCTTAAAAAGCTATCCACATCTTTAATACCTCTTATTTTTGCGATAGCATCAATGATGTCATCATTCTTTCTCGGTTGTATCTTCGCCTTCCGTTGTAGCCATTTCTTCATTAATTACTTTCTCCCCTTTGTCTTCGACAACACCGTTTGCAATGCCAAGGTTAATCTCTCCCATTTCCTCATAACCTTTAGCCATTTCCATATGTCTCTTCAATCTCACAACCTCACGAAATGCATCTAAATACACTAGTTTCGCTTGCTGTACTGCAAGTGTGTCTAAATCTTCTATACTCCACATGTCTTGGATGAAATCTGTTACTTCTTCCATTTCTCGCTCTTGAATGCCTACTTGATTTAAAACGAATGCCAATTCTGGAATCTTCTCGTTAACTGTAAGTACCAACATTGATGACACCATTTTGTAAACGTTCTCTAATAATTCTTTGTTTAATATAGCTTTCTCCATGTTAATTTCCCCTTTTATATCATTATTTTTATTTATGTTGATAAGAAAAGGCTAAGAAACTCTTAGCCTACTATTTTTTGAATCCACCGAAATGCTTCACTTTACCGCCAAGCTTAACCGCTTCTGCCGTAAGTTCCTTTTCAGCAAGGATACGTGTTGTCGGATTTTCAGTCGTTACTAAAACATCCTTTGTCGTTGATTTTCCATCTTTACCTTTTACAGTCAACTCTACTACTGCGTAGAAGTCAAACTTTGTTACTGCCTTTGGTTCGTGGAAACGGTTACCTTTGATGATGTTCTTATTTTCTTTCATAATGAAATTCCTCCAATTATATTATTATTTTTTGCTTTTGTTGCATATATAATAATTATCACAAGTGATAAATTATATCGAAATTAACTTGCTAATTTTAATTCTTTCTTTTTCTTCTTGATGATATCATTGAATCCTTCAAGCTCTGTCAACTCTCTAATTCTGTAAGAGCGTTTGTCTTGCATTCTATCAAACTTCTCTTTGTCTTTGATTGTAGATTCAAGAATATCTTTGAAATCAGAGTCGTATTTTTTTACTAACTCTTTAACCACTTCTCTTTCTTCAATGCGGTCTTTGATTTTACGTCTTGCTCGACTAATAACTTGCAACATCTTTGCAAAGTTATAGCCTTCGGATGCGTTGAAGTTTAACAGCTCAATGATATGTAATACATCTTGTCTCATACGCTCTGTTCTAAGTAATTCGTTCTTTAATTCGATGTCTGTTTCACGTTTTAAATCCATTTGCATTTGTCTAAACATCTTGAAGATTTGTGACATACTCTCCATGTAATCTACTTGAAACAATTTTTCATTTACATCAATACTTAAAGTCGTCATTTTAATTCTCTCCAATCAATTTGTGTTTTAGGTTTCTCTCAACCTTGTAATCTTATTATATCATTACTTTTTGCGTTTGTCAAAACTTTATACCATGTTTTTTTCGTTTTTTTCTAACATTTTTTTCAGCTCATCTTTGGTGTATGTATAATCATTGATTAATTGAGTCCAAGTATCGAATCCTTCATCAATTGGAGAGTTTTTGTCATCTAGCAAATCATCTTTGTCATAGATTGCAGTGACCGTTCTTCCCTCAAATAACTCCATATTCTTTACTATTTCGTCAATTGGTATACCCTTATCATAGCATAGGATAATCTCAATATCAAGCCCTAATTGTTTAACTGCTCTAACTTGTTCATCAGAAATATCAGATGCTCCAATCGCTAGAGTATTGAATAATCCACTGCTAAATGCTTTCATGCAGGACTTTTCAGCTTCATATATATAAACCTTCTTATCCATTAGAATGTAAGGGTGGGCGTAATGAAAATTAAACCACTCTAGACGATTTTGATAACGATACAGATATAGATACTTCTTATCGTCATCCTCATCTTTCATGATTCGACCTTTAACTCCTACGAGTTGACCAAATCTATTTCTCATAGGAACTGTTACACGCTTTGATTCTAAGTCAAATCCGATACCATACATGACCTGCGTTTGATACGAAATCCCTTCGTCAATCCAAGGCTGATATGGTAACTCTTTGCCATAGTAATAAAAATCATCAAGGATAGCTTCATCCAAGATTGGATTAGGCTTTACTTCTTTCTTACGTCTATGACCTTTCACTAACTCCTTTAACGGTGCTAGATAGTCAGTCTTTGGAAGATATCCTCTTTTGTTTTTAAGATACTCATTCCAACCCAGAGTCTCACATATGAATTGCTTTGCATTGCTCAAATCATTCTTCAACTCTTCTTCTCCACGTTTATTGTGAAGGATGTATGATACAAGGTAATAGATATCACCACTAAACTTCTTGTTTCGGATACTGGAAGATAAGGATTCTTGCAACTTCACTTGAACGCTTCGTCTGTTTCCACTATAGAATCGTTCTGGAAGTTGGGCAGTGACACGTGCACCACCCTCTGTCCTTATGTGTTCGCATTCCAGAGCTTCCAAGATATCATACACTTTATCCTCTTCTAAAATTCTAATCTTGATATCTTGCAATTCAGACATATGTAATCACCTATCTCTTCGAATTATCATTCGCTACAAATGTCCAACCAATTTCCGCAAACGTATTACTTTGGAAATATGGTTCAATGATTAAAACTGGCAATCCTGTATCGTTCGATTGACCGAAACGATTCTTAGGCGTAAACAGTAAGTAATACTGCTTGTCTGGGTCTAACTGAAACCAATCTTTATCATATGAGCCGTCTGGTAGCTTCTTCAATCTGTAGCATTGTAATGCTTTATTTCCACCCTTATATTCATCGCTCCAAGCCTTTCTAAACATCATAACAACAGATGCTTCGTTCTTAGATGCTTTACCTTCACCGATTGCTTCATAGTCTAAGAAACGGTTTCTTACTGCACTATCAGCTAACTGGAATGTAACCCATGTTCTAAGATTTAAGCCACCTGCATTCTTACGAGTCATGCGGTAGATTACCTTCATGTCCTCTACGAATGTCTGCCAACGTTGTTCGAATTTAGATTCATCAGATACCTTATGTGTATCAATCACTAAGTTTATGTATCCACGATTCGCCCAGAAACGTACAATCTTTTCAAGGTCTTTGATTACATATTTTTCCATGAAGATAACTTTGATTAATCCTTCTTTTTCATCCATTAACTCATTCATACGCTTCATGGCTTTACGGATTTTCTCTTTATCCTCTTCACGAAGTTTACCATTTACCATACGTTTACGGTCAAGGTGTTCATTAAACTCATGCCATAAAAGTGTCAAGATGATTTTTTGTCGGAATGTCTGTGCATCTTCCTCATTCAGCACTACGATTGCTTTCTCTCTATTTTCAATACAGCTCATAACAATCTTCTCTGCTGTGATAGATGACTTACCAGTACCACCGAAACCACCAAACATATTTACGTGACCACGTGCCACACCTTGCGTAATGCTGTTAAGAAGTTTACTCTTATAGAATGGTAGCATCTCTGCTGACTCTTCTTCTAGCTTTCTGATAAACTCTTCTGGGTCTATGTATAAGTTCTCGGCTTCATATCGGTTAACGTTATTAAGACGGATTACATTCATCTTGTCATCCCAATACGCTCCAAGCTGTTCACTTGTCATTTTGTCGAAATCATATTTACCCTTCTTGATTAAAACTTTATTTCCAAAGAGTAAATATAACTGTCTAATGACATAGTTTTTCTTGACAGTCTCATAGTAGTATTCGATATTGTCTGGGTTATCTTTTACGATATCTACTGCATCCTCAATCGTATCCATTCCACCAAACTCATCAAATTCCTCTATCAAGTTGTACTCTTTTACTTTTGTAGCAACTGTGATTCTATCGAATGTTCGAATAGATTCTTTATACATCTTTCGACCTAATTCAAAATAGAATGACCACACGTTATGTACAAATTCATCTTGCGAAACTGTATCATTATATTCTGCAAAGTTATTAAATGGGTCTGCCCATAGAAGCCCCACAAAGTAGGCTTCATTAATTTGAGCATTCTTATTAATCTTCTTCATTTCTTGTACAACTATTTCTTTAGTATTATCTTGTGCCATTCACATCAACCTTTCTTAATCGTCTAGGAAGTCCGTAATATCTGCATTTGATTTGGAAGGTTTCTTATAATTCGTATCTTCGAATATCTGCTCTTCCACTTCAACTCTCTTCAAGTGCACTGCCATTTTTCTTTCTTCTGCTTCACGTGTTCTAGCACGCTGTTCAACAACATAGATTTTGTCAATGATAATCGTCATTGCATATCTAAACGCTGACATAAATCCATTAAACGGTTTAACACTGTTCCAATACTCAATCGTTTCGCTACAGAAGTCGAATGTCTCTGCAATCAATAAGTAATCATAACCCTCTTTATATCGTTTAGAGAGGTTCTTTTGATTGCCATACACTGGCTCACCATTACGAAGTTTTTGTAGCATTGGAAATGCTTGTTTCGAAACTTCCTTGACACCATAAATCTCTTTAATCTTTTCCGTAAGTACATCTAGCTTTTCAGCTTCGATTCTTTTAAACTCTTTGTCTTTCAAGTGTTCCACAAAGCATTCTTTGTGATAGAATTTTTTAACTGGCTTCTTTTCTCCTACCAGTTCAAATTCCATTTCCTCCATCAAGGTATCATCTAGTTTACATCGCTGACATTTTCGTGTTTTCTTTGCCATTGTAATCCCTCCTACGAAAAACATTATATCATTATTATTTATGCCTGTCAAATAAAAATTATAGAATTAAAGACCACCCTTTCGAGTAGTCCTTATGTTCTAGCTGTTGTGTATGTACATTGCTGTTTCTTGCAGTTTTACAAACTCTGTAACCATAGACGTTGCTATGTTAAAGTTTGACTCATTAGTATCTAAAGATAATAATGTTTTAGGTGTTAATAGACCTTGTAAAACATCACGATAATACTCTTTGATGTCACGTATATCTTCTACCTTAATCATGTCATCTCCACGTTTTCTCATTCTGCTTTCTAGAATGTGTGTTGGTGCATGTAAGTATACTAATAAAGCCTTCTCGTTCATCTTGTTACGCAATTTTACATATTGGTCAACTTCCATTGTTGGATAATCATACATATCTCCATAAATAGCATTCGAATAGAAGAATCTATCAATGATAATATTTTCTCTATCCAACAAATCCATCATATGCTTAAACATTCCGTCTGCACCTAATTCAGAAATCTCAAAGCTACTCCCTTTCACAATTTCATAGCCTGTTCGTTCTGATAGTTTCTCTGCAAATGTGGTTTTCCCTGCACAATCGCAACCTTCTAAAATGATAATCATAACATCTCTCCCTAGTTAATTATAGTTACGCTAACGTTTCTTCTGCCCCAATTGTTTGTTTGAGTGCTGTCACCCATCAAGATATCAATTCTATTACCTTGAATGGCTGACCCTGTATCAAGAGCAATGTAAGTCCCAAGACCTTCAACCTCTACGATACTATTTAAAGGAATTACGCTAGGGTCTACAGCGATAATACCCATACCGTTATAAGTGATGCTATTAGAAATATCTAAGCCTGTCCTTGTAACGACTTTCCCACCATATGTACCATTTTCACTTGGATGGTTTGTATATGCAGTAGCTTCAACTGTGATAGTTCTGCCACTAGATTTCTTCTCTTCTTTTGCTACAGCAGGTGCTTGTTGCACTTCTTGCTTTTCAACTTTTGCTTCCTTTTTCACATCACTTCCTTTCTTTTGTTTTTTAAAACTTAATTCCTTTTCCAATTCTTGGACTTTTTGCTGATAGCCTTCAACAGTTGAATGTTGTTCCTCTATCTTCTTGGACTGTTCATTGATAGTGTTCTCCTGTTCGGATTTTACTTTCTCTGACTCTTTAAATTTCTTGTCTAACTCATCCAATTGAGATTGGATATTCTTAATACGGTTGTCCTTATCAGCATTGTTATCATTCAATTTTTTGATAGTCTTATTGCTATCACTGATTTCCGCATTCTTTCTGTCAATTGTGCTGTAAGAATAAGCACCTACGCCTATTGTCAGCATTAAATTGACTGTCATCACTCCACCTATAATATAATTTTTATTCATATTTCCTCCTAGTTTAGCCTTATTACGAGATTTGGTAGGTTAAAACTCTTAACCTACCAAACTCCTTTATGTATTAAGCTAGAGATTTAACAAACGCTAATGCTTTTTGTAAAGCATCTAAGTCGTTTGATTTGCGGTAATCCGCTTGACCTAAAACCTCTTTAAATTCTGTTGCACATTCACGCTTAGTTGCTACTTCCATATTAGCTACAAGTGAAGCGATTTCTGCTTTCACAGAGTCAACAGTTACTTCTGGTTCTTCAACCGTTTCTACTGCTGTCTGCTCCATAGCCACATCTTCTTGTACTGGGTCTTCTTTTGCAACCTCTTTCACAACTTCCTTGACCTTCTCGACTTTAGAGATAGAAGAGCCTTCCACAGCCTTCTTAAACTCTGCTAAAAATTCTTTTGGGTCATTGCTAATTTCAGCAGGGAAGTTACGGAAACGAGTACCACATAAGATATTGCCATCACTACGGAATCGTAACACACGTGTTGTTTCTGGCTTACCATCTTTGCCTTCTTTAACCATGATGTCACCGTACATAATCATATCAGCTTCACGCTCAATGATATCCGATGTTTTACCTAAAACGTTTAATCCAGTGTAATCATATTCATAACCATCACGATTTTTGATTTTCTTGTTTTTAGAGTGACCGATTACTAATACACCGAATCCTGCTTTTTTCAGACGGTCAATTTGTTGGTAGATGTGCTCTGCAACCAACGTGTAACCTTTACCCCAAGGGATATCTGAAATGTCAGTGTAACGTTTCTGTGGTTGGTCATCACGATTTGCTTTTCGGATTGCATACGCTACAGCGTAACGCTCTAAAGCAGTGATTGTATCAATGATAATGAATCGGAATGGAATTTCATCTTTATTATCAACTAACTCATCTACTACTTCAATGAATCCTTTTTGTTCTTCGTCATTATCGTCCTCTGCGAAGTCGAAACCTGTTACTGGAATAGCGAATACGCCATCCATAGTTTTGTAACCAATCTCTGTCGCTAAAAGTAACGCTTTATCCATATCACCATTGTAGTGCTCACGTACAGTGTCGATTGACCAAGTTGTTTTACCGAATTTACTTGGTGCTAACATTGCCATGAAATACCCTTCAAGAGATGCTACTGGTTTATTTGCTTTCAACGTTTTTAAAAATGACATTTATTTTCCCCTTTTCTCGCATATAAAATGCAAGTAAGGGAGCTTTCTTACTATTTTAGTATTTTAGCCCCTACGTTCTCATGTTGTAAGGTTTGATACGATATTATTATATCATTATCTTTGATGTTTATCAAGCTCTAGTTTAAATTAGAATGGTAAGTCATCTTCGTCAACAGCACCCTCTAAGTCAACTTCATCTCCACCGAATGGATTGTCGTTTTTCTTAGGTCTTCCACCTAAATCAGAAAGCTCATCGTCTTTCTTTTTAGTTAATAGCTCACTTGCTTTTTTAGCTTCTTCGAAATCTTCTTCTGTGTAAACCTTCTTGTCCCAAGCATCTACACCTTCGATTTGCATTGCACTGATATATGTACGAGAAACGAATGACTGTGCATGTTTAGGCTTAGATTTACCACCTAAAAGATTTGTGAAATCTTCTTCTTCCTCTTCTTCTCCTGCAACCTCTTCAACAATAACACGATTTAATGCGTTACCACGTACAGTTAAAAGGTCACCGAATTTAATCTTCTTAGCAAATGCATCAGCTAATTTTTTCATTCCTGCATCTACATTGCCTTCTTCGTCTTTAAATACAATCTCCATCTGTGTATCATGGAATGATTTGTTGTAGTTAATGTGACGTGCTGTAACGAATGCTTTGCCTTCTTTTGCTTCAATCATTGCATCTACGAATACCATTTCTTGCTCAAAGTATGTAACTTCTTCGAATTTCTCATCTTCGAAATCAATATCTTTTAAGCGGAAGACTTTCTTAATAGAATATGTCTTTTTCTCTTTTGTTTTACCTTCTCGGTCTTCGTAATGACCGTATCGTACTTCGCCCTCAACAACTACGCTATCGCCATTGTCAAGCTTCTCAAAGATTTCTTTAGAAGCTACGAAGCTTGGTAAACCTTTGCTCACTAATTTTCCATCTTCACCATAATTTAAGCCAATTCTTGTTTGTAATACTGCATAACCATCTTCACGAAGTTGTTCTTGCTCATCTTCCCATTGAGCGAATGGAATACGGTCACCTTTGTAACCCTTGTCCTTCTTTTTCTTATCGCTATTCCACATGAAAACTTCTTCTGGTTCAAAGTCAAACATCTCAACATTGATTGTATTAGTTTCAGATGTCTTTACACCGAATCGTAGTGCACGATAAGTTTGCCCAATCATTTTACCTTTTGTAGCACTGTCTTCTTTAAATGCGTGCTCCTTGTCGATACCTGTAACCTTTCCAATTAATTTAAAGCTGTTCTTCGTTTGTTTTAACTCGTTTGTCATAAACTTATTTCCCCCAATTATGTAATTATTTTTTGCTTTTATGGTGAAGGAAAAGAATTTTTAACTCTTTCCCCATCAACAATACTAATTATATCATTAACTTTATCGTTTGTCAACTAACTATAGTACATAACTTAAAATATTTTTATTTGGATTCATTTTAAATTGTCTATAGATGCTTTCTTTCGTAATGAAACCGCTTGACAACTTCTCGTTAATGAAGACGACATCCTCTTCATGCAAATACTGCAAGAATGTCTCTTGAAATGCTGTTTTAGTTCCCTTAGTGGTGCACATTTCGATAAACATTTCAAGTGTTATGTCGGATGATTCCAGTTTTGTTTCTCTATAATCCAGAATATCATCAATTACGCAAGCATTTCTACCGTAATTCGCTATGTAAAACGAATGGCAGTCGCCAATCGTTTGAAACAAAACTGTTGACTCTTGCGGTAAATCAAGTGACTTTATAAATCCTTCGATTGAATTAGCCACCATGCATCCACTCTCCCTTATTTTGTTATCAAGTGTCGTTTGCTTTCCGCTCCCTTACCTTGTAACGTTATTGTAACATGTAATCGTTTTACGTACAAGCTTTTTTGCATCACCTCCTTTAATTATTTTTTAACATCTACAATTTCGAATATATCATTATAATTAATGTTTAAGACATCTGCAATCGCATGTGCGTACAGCAATTTCCAACTGGATTTATTTGACATTAAGCTCATAAATCCTTTGTACTGTAAATCTAATCCAAACTTCGTGGAAACCTTGTTATGAAGCTCAATATACTCCATTTTCTGGCTCTCTAAAATCTTATGCAGTTTCTCTCTATTCAACTTAATATCCTTTTTATGCTCTACTACTCTTGACATTCTTCTCATCCTCTCTTATTGTTGCGGATATGTTTGTCGAATGTGCTGTAAATCAAGGAATCCTTTCAGATTGTGATAAGACTTCATATTGTATCGGTCTGCTACAATCTTGATGTCGTCCAAAGATAACTCGTTATTACCTTTAATAAGCTCATTCGCAAAGTACATCATACCGCTTCTTTGTACGTATTTAGCTGTAAGCTTATCGAATCCTAAAGCTTCTGCCATATTTTTCATTCTTCTATATACTACGAATTTATCTACTGGTGCATTAAGGCTTTTCTCAATCTTAGTTAAAGAAGCTCTGATTATATAGTCATTACTAGCAAGGTCAGTGTATTTTCTGATTCTGTCCTGTGCAACCATTTCACCATTCTTCTTCATATAAGTTTTTTGAGCAATTGCCCCTTGGATTAATTCTAAAGTTCTGTCGTCAACATCTAAAAATCTTTCTGTAAATTTAACTGGAAAACCATTGTCATCTTCTTTTAAAGTATTTACAAGGTGCAGGCGTTTATTTTCAAAATCAACATCTTCTACTTTTAAGTTGCGGATTTCGCTCATTTGTTTACCGCCAACTCCTACAAATGAAAGTCGTAAGATTACTGAATCTTGATAGTTTGCACATCTGTCTTCGTATCTTCTAAGACCTTTTTCAGTAGTATAAACTTCTTCATTTGTCAAATACTTTTCAAAGTCAGTAGGTTTAAGTACAGCCAATACATTGTTCTTCACGTATCCATGCTTTACGCACCAGTTCAAGTAACTTGAAATAATACGTGCGTAAGTTTCAACAGTGTTTCTATTGTTAGATTTGAAGTCATACATAACAGTTTCTAGTTCTTTAAGGCTAAAGAATCTAATCTCCTTGTTTAAAGCTTCTTCATGTTTAGCAGTATATTTAAAGATTCTTTCATAACTGAAAACAGTACCTTCATTAATTTCATTTAAAAACCGTTCCTTCAAACCTTCTTTATCAAATATAGAATTATCATTTGTGTTTGTCATAGTCATCACCAAAACCACTCCTTGTTTTATAAGTCTTATTATAGTTATACCCACTCGCAAGGGTTTTTATGCGTATAATCATTCGATTAAATTCTAGCAGTTTTGTCGAATCGTGTCAAATGACGTAAAACTGTCTCAATTGAGACACTTTTGAGTGGGGTTAAGACTTTATAAAACATGACTTTTATCCAGTTTTTACACTGTCAAAAAGTACCTCTATTGACATGCTTTTAGAACATGACCTTATATGCATCATCTGTGTCAAATTATATCATTAACTTTGTTGCTTGTCAATTATTTTGATACAGGAACGCTCATAAGCTCATCTGTAGACTTGGTAATATATTCTGTACTTTTACCAATCAAATCCAAACCTTCTTGCATCTTGTCTGCGTTTATTTCATTAACTGCTTCCATTATTTTAACTCTGCTCTGCATGAAGTAATCGTATCCTTGTAACAATGTCTTATGAGCATTTGCATATTGCTCTGGCACATCACGATATCCTTTTACAGTATCGTAATCCGCTTGAACTCTGTCATACTCCTTAGACAAATCGGATTTCCAATCTTCATTTTTTAAGAGCTGTGGATGCATAGATGCTTTCTGGAATAGTGCACCAATTTCCTTCGCTACTTTCCCAGAGTTGGTTGTTGAATTTGAAACAGCAGTTAGATAATTTACTGTTCTTTGATTTTCTACTGCCTTCGTGTCTACTTTTTCTACCTGTTCTACCTTAGGTTCAGCCTTCGGCTTCTCTACTGGCTCTGCCTTTTGAGAGCATCCAACTATACCTCCTGCCAATAGTAGTGCTAGTGCGGTCTTGCTGATTTTTGATAACATTTTAGACATCTCCTTTGTATTTGATAGTACAATATATGCGAAATACTAAAATAAATGACTATCTTTCACACATATTGTACAAGAACATCACTCCTTATACATAATTTTTATAATATTTGGACACTATATTTCTTTTTGCATAGTCTATAGCGTTCGCTACATCTGCTCCTGCCTTCTCTAATGCTAACAGGGCATCAATTAGTTTGTTGTCTGGGACTATCCAACATTGAGTCTCCTTATCATACTTTCTAATTGGTTGTTTCTTTAATACTTGTATGTATTTATCATTATAGCGGAAACTGATTAATGTACCAGATTCTAATTTCGCTATGCTTATACCATTACTTCTATTATGTATATTTGCTATCTTCGATAGCTGTCTTGCAGTTTCTTCCATTTTTTCTTTGTCTACTTTTAATTGAGTTTTAGAATACTTGACCAATCTCTTTGCAAGGTCTGCAAGTTGAGAGTCGCTTAGACCATTGTAATATGTCCTACAAGCACCGAAATCAGCCTTGTTGTAGCCAATTCCGTCTTGTTGAACTGGTCTTCCACGACCAAGCAGAAACTCATTAAACGTCAACAGCTCTTCCTTAGTAAACGTATCCATAGGTCACACTCCTAATACTTTCATGTTCTTGTCATACAAGCTCCAATCTAGAGTCTTGTGTCGGTCATTCACGTGGTTCATCCATACGGATATAACGTTATTGTTTGTTAAGCTGAAAACCGCATGTAAGTTATATCTACGGTTAACAATTGCTTTTGAACGTAATACTACACGCTCTTCATATTTCCGATGTCTTTTGTTGTAGACTATGCGGTATTCTATGATGGAGGAATTACTAATTGTAGAGATGATGTCGTGGCGTGTTGCTTCAATACCCTTCTCTTCCAATCTATCCAGTGCGTGGTCGATTATCTCCCATTCCCATTCTTCTACGGCTGATAAACGTTTCCATAATCCTAGTTCCTCAAACCTTTCTAATTGCGTTCCATGTTTACGTTTGTCGCAATATTTTTTTAAATCCCTAACCAATATTTTTGCCATCACTCACTCCCCATTTCGTATTTATATGTATCATTATATGATTAACTTTAGCTTTTGTCAACGGAAATCGCAAATATTTTAAACAATATTCGCAATCCCCTCTGTAAAGTCTATGTTCTTTACAATCTTATGCACCGCTTTCCAAAAGTCAATCCCAAGCTCTTTAGCCATTTTCTCGGCTTTCACTGTATTTTCACGATTCAACTTGCAGGACGATACATTGTATTGTACTTTTTGCTCATACAATATTACAATTACACCTTTGTATTCAATTTGGTAAGAGAAAGGTTCGTTTCCATCTCCCCATTTTCCATTCTCTACAACAGCTTGAACGATTGGCTTTGACATGCCACGTTTAGCCATCCGTTTCAATTGGTGCTTTGTGAAAAACAACGGCTTATTCTTTTTCATGTCATCCCTCCTTATTTTATTCTATGCAATTTATGTATCGCCTAACACTATTTACGACAGATATGCTCACTACCATTTATACTATCGTTATACTTCATACGTGGTGTGATTGAAACGCCACCATCTTGTCTGCTTGTTTCTACAACAATATACTCACAAGTGCCATATGATGCTTTATCTTTATAGACTGAAATATCTGCTGTAGGTGTATTATCACGTGCTCCAACAGGATTAATCGTATTGAATAGTGTAGGTGTTGCCATAAATACTCCAATAATACCAGTTACACACACCGCTATTCCACCAATCGTTTTTAAATCCGCAATCAACTTTTCTTTCTTACTCTTTACTGGTTTCATTTTCTTTCTTGGATACATGCATGACATGTTCATCCCTCCTTAGAAATATACGTCTATAGAATAATATGAGCACAAATCGTTGTTCGCTTCCAAGCTGTATCTAATTCCTTCTTCTTTCAGATATTCTACGATATGCTTACCTCTTCTATCTAAATAGTAATCTGCCATTCTTGGATACAGGTAGTATGCTCCAAATAGTCCTTGTTCATAGTAAGAATATACCTTCGTACCATAATAACCTTTTCTTGCACTTCGAATCATCTTATTTGGAATATTCTTTATGATTCTATTTGTCTTAGCATCATACCTACGTTGTATCCAATATTCTAACGCATCTCCAACGTCTTTGCAGACCTTGGAAATACTTAGCTGTGAAATATAGTTGTGTATCTTATTTCTACGTTCAAGCTTTCTTTCCTCTTTATCTTTTAATTCTTTTTGCGTTTGATGATAGACTTTATTTACTTCATCTCTTATATTCATGTTATCACTTCCTTTGTGTTTGTAATAACAATATATCATTACTTTTGTCGCTTGTCAACAGACTTTAAATACTCTTCTCCAAAAACTTCTTTAAACATTCCGAATTTGAAGTGGAAGTATGTAACAATTATTGCAAGTGGGATTGGATAGAATACCATAAGCCATGATAATACAAATCCACTTGCACCTACCGTAAAATGCAGGATAGTCATAGCTATGTACATCAATTCCATATACCAATACGCTTCTGCAAATACTTTTAAATAGTTTTTCATTTACCCATCTCCTTCACGTAATTAGTTAATAATTCATTCACACCTAAGAATATAGACCCCATCAGTATATCTGGACGGTGTTCATCATCTACCATAGACTTTATGATTCCCATTTTACCTACCAAGCTCTGTTCATCGTCCAGAGCTAGGTAGTCTGTTGCCGACATTGTTGCCACACATTCTCTTCCTTTGTGTTCGAAGTACACACCTCTACCATGCACTTTAGTTATCTTCTTCGCTACAGTTCGTGTTAACATAGCTCATCCTCCTATTTTACATCTGGATATTTTTTCTGTAAACGTTTAAGTTCTCGCTTCTCATCTTCTTCTTTTAACTGTGCGTAATACTTTTTATCTTCCTCTTCTTTTTCTTTCTTCAAACGTTCTCGCTCTTCGTGGTCTGTTTTCAATTTTTCCAGAGCTTCATCATCGTATAAGTATAACGTAAGGAACGTTGCACTGTCATCATCTCCCCATGCATCCGTACCGACAACCCATGTTTCATTCTCATCAACTTCATTGACTCCATCCACAGATAAGGTATTTTGATTCTTACCATATTTAGAAATGTATCCTGTAATCACATCTGCTCTATTTTTCAATCGTTCTAGTGTTCCCATGAATACTTCTACTTCTTCTTTAGTCAATTTCTCTCCATACATATCAAATCTCTCCTTTTAATCTCTATAGACTTTAATATCGTAAAAGAATGTTAATTGGTCAAGACCATTTTTACAAAGCCATTTCGCATACTTCCTTGCCTTGAATCCCATTAATTGTAATATAAAACATGGGAAGGAAACGATGTTTGAGTAGATAATAATTATGATAAAAAATATCGCTTCCCACCATCTAGGTTTCCATCCAAACATAATATCATCTCCAATCCTCAACATATACATCTTTGTGAGTGACTGTTACATCGTATTTCTCTTCAATTGCCTTCTTAATCATCTTTTCAGATTCATTAAGTGGCATTGCACAATCACCAATGTCTTCCGCATCAATATTTACTGCAAATCTAATTTCTACCGTTCCAACTACTCTCGTACTATCAACCTCCAAATAGTTTTTTGAAGAATCCTTTCTTTCGCTCTGCTTTTAATTCTTCAAGCTTCTTATAAGCTTCATATTCTTTCATATCGCCATCCGTTTTCGATAAGACCTTTGAAGTATAACACTTATACGAATCGTCCATGATATCATATTCAATTTTGCTGATATAAACACTCTCACCATTGATAGCAACCGATGTGCCTGCTTGAAATTCTACATGCACATTATCTTTTCTGAAAAATTCCGTATATGTAACGTTACCGATATAATCACCTATGGTATTTACATCAACTCCATACCAATCACAGTAGTATGATTTTGGCTCATAGTTTATTGTTTCATTCCTGCCGTAAAATACGTATCTCATTCTATCACCACTTATCCTTTTTCTTCCAATCATCCCACCAGAAATTGTCATCGCCAATCTTGTAAACAAGTAATCCTAATCCTACTACCCATGTGATAGTAATCATACTCATAATCCATATTGCTAATATACTCATTTTTTATCACCTCTTAATTTATTCCGACAAATATGTAATTCCACATCGCATGGTCTAATTCCTTTAAATTCATTAAAGATACGCCATTTCTTTTTATATGCATCCCAGACAAGCACATCGTATCCTAGTTCATCCAATGTTCTTTCATCATACGTTGTTGAATATGGGTCACAGTTCCATTTTTCAAGTTCTAAATCTTCTGGAATGTTTACTCTAATTGCCATCGCTCCATCATAAGGAGCTTTGATGTTATTTCCTCCAATTAGACGATAATCACATATCTTATCTTTTCCTAATACACAACCATTTAATATGTATCTATATTTCTTTCTCATATATACCTCCATAAAAGGGAAATTTTATCTTGTTATTACACCTCTACTAATGATTCTTTCTTCTTCTATTTTGCTAAGTTTTACACAATAATACTTTTTACATTTAGGACATTCATCATCCAATCGTGGTGAAAAGTCTCCTAACCAACTTTCATGAGTAATTTTCCCATTACAACCTTTATTGTTACAAGCTATAACTACTACTCTATAACTTTCTGTTTCATCCATTGGAATCCACATGCCATCACCACCTTATAAAAGTAAGATTTTAAACATTGTTGCATCGTCCACATCTTTTGCAGTAAAAGAAATCACTTACAAATCCATGAAACACAATCACTTTCGCATGAAACTCTTCACAGTGACGACAATATACGTTTTCTTTTTCGTACTCCATATCATCTCTCCTTATCTTAATGACTCTGTTTTCAACACCTTAGAATCTGATATAAATTCGTTGTTGCAGAAAGGGCAACTCTCTGGCATATCATCTAAATCAGTATAGAAAACCTTATTGCAGTCATCATCATCACAATGCCATTGATTGATTAAATGCTCTACCTCTTTCTTAACTGGCTTTAAGTTCAAATCTCCAACAAACAAGAAGTCATCATATCCCTCAACATCAACTGCATACTTCATACTTGGCTCACGAAACTCATTGACGTTGTAAACTACTCCTTCTGCCACTTTGTTACCAAAATTATCCACAATCATTACTTCATCCTGTACTTTGAATCCCATACTACCACCCCTTCGTCATTTGTCTTACAAAGTTTTCATGGCTCTGTGTCTTCTTAAATGCATCCAGTTCATTTACAACACGAATGATTTCATTTATCTTATCCATCATTTCAGCGTTATTAGGAAGCCTAGTAATCTGTGTTCCATCTTCATTATCTTCAACAACTACACGTTCCAATGGTTGGACTTTCATCTTAATTCTCCCCTTCGTTTACAAATTTCACAATCGTTCTACCTTCGTGACCATGAATGTGCTGTACAGCATTGATATTAGGATAGATGTTATGAGATGTCACATATGACTCTGACCACTCATGAATACATTTTCCACTTGGCATTACAACTCCCTGTGCTACGATTCCAGTACCACTCACACCACTGAAATCTTCGTTACGTTCCAGATAGTATTCTCGTAATCGTTCCTTGCATTTAGATTTCAATACGATTAACTTTGTATCCTTGCTTTCGTTGCAGACAAATTCTTTCACCTGTTCGATGTTGTCATAGAATGATAGTGTTTTGATTGCACTAGACCACTCTAACAGCGTTACATTTGATTTAAGTGTGATACCTCTAGCTAGAACTTTATCGTATTTGTCGATGATTTTAAATTGCTCCATATTACTTTTCCTCCTTATCATCTGCTGAATATTGACATTCCACAACTCCATATTGCAGTGAATTATATTGAGTGAATATAGATGCGTTACTCGCATCCATATTCGGATAGTGATTGTTTACATATTCTTTCATAGCTTTGAATATTTCTGCCTTAGTTAATCTGATTTCGATTTTAGCCATTTACTCCATCCCCTTTGTAATTATATCTACTTCCATAAAGTTAAAGTATTCATCAACCGTTAATAAACCTCTTAGATATGTATCGCTCACATTTTCTTGTATTGAGATGTCAACCCAATCTATTCCATTTATTTTCAACTGCTTCTTCTCAAATTCGCCACTCTTGTATTCTTCTAAATCCTCATATCCACGTATTAATTCATACTCTTCGCTATCCCAATCATCACCCACTTTTGTTATATACACAATATGTATTGGTAGTTCGAGTTTATTACCTATGCAACACAGCTCATCTGGCATTGCGTGGTCACTTTTGCCTTGATGATATTCTTGATGATGTGGTGACCAATGATACTCATGACCCCTTTCGCACATTCTGTCGCCACGTGGACACTTACATGTTCGTACAATTTTACCTCCACATACGATACAGCTCATTCAGAATCATCTCCTTCAAATTCTTTTCTGACACCTTTTAAGAATGTTTCTACATGCTGTTTGTCAACCTTACCATTCTTCGTTCTATGTCGAAGCCATAAATACCAAGAATGTAGTTCATCATAGATTTTTGCTTTTTCCTCTAGGCTTGGCTCTTCTACCATTGTGTAATGCAGTTGCAACGCTGTTCTCATTGCATTAATAGATGCTGATAATGTTTTATGTAGACCACCATTTGGATTCCTTCTTCTAAGATACCAACTACCATTATAATCTTCAATTAGAATCCAGATTTCACCAGTTTCATTACTTCTATACTTAATTCCATCAGTCATTTCTACTCTCATTTGTGTTCACTCCTTAAATGATTATTATTTGCTTTTATCATACTCTGCTGTCAAAGGATTGTCAAGTAAAATTTAGGAGGGATTTTTCAATCCCTCTTTATGTTAACCCCTATCCCTTGAATACAATATACCATTATCTTTTTACTATGTCAACAATCCGTCTACAAGTTTTATAGATTTTTTCATTCTTTCTACATAATTACCGTTAATCGTTATGTAATTGACTCCAAGATACTTCAACATGTACTTTAGCTCTTCGCTATTCTCTTCACGCACATGTTGCTCTCCAAACGTTCTAGTACCATCATCAACCCATTTAACATCTGGCTCTAGGAAAATCCATAAATCATAGTCCTGCTGATTAGCAATACGTGTTAATAGAGCATCTTTTTGGTTCAAGTACGCTTTAAGATAATACTGTGTAACGATAGCTTCTGTGTCAATGAATAACACTTTGTTCGCACCGTCCAGAGCTTTGTTTTCATTCACCTTATGCTGATACGCAATCAGTTGGTAATCTTCTGGCATTGTGATGTCTTCGCATCCACCTAGCTCTTCATAGAATGTACGACCATACTCTTCTACATAATTAGTATTATACAGTGTTGCTAGATTCTTGACAAGTGTTGATTTGCCACAAGATTCAGTCCCTACAACAACTACTTTCTTAACATAATGTCGTCTTACTACTTCTGGTAGAAGTTCCCAATTTGCATACACACCTTCTTTTCGTAGCTTAGTAGCTGATACTGGATACTTTCTACGATTCGCATCAATTACAACATGTTCTGCATCTGGGTATAACACATTGAAAAATTCTGTGTAAGCATGTTCGGAAGAGAATATGTGGGTGATAGGTTCACCAACAGCTTTCTTAATCCCTTCCGCACCTTCTTTCCAACTTTCAATCTTACCTGTATTTTCTTCATATACAGCATGTACATGTACATGGGGCATATCTTTTGTGATTTCCTTCCACCATCTCAAACGTTGTTTGTGATTTACGTGTGGTAGAAAACTGTCTTTACTAAGCACTTTCTGTTCATATTCTTCATCGTATGAAACTATTACATGAAGCTCATCAACCACCGTTGATGCCATTGTCATTGCAAATACATGACCCATATGTATTGGGTAAAATTTTCCACCGTACATTCCTACTGTCTTGCTCATTACGCCACCTCATTTTGTTCTTTCGCATTTTTCGACCATTTGATGTAACCATAGATGCTGTTGCAAAGGTAGGCACACCACATAACTAATACTGTAACATTTCCTCCATCGTGCATGAAAGCGTTAAACCATAGAATGATAGTTAAAATGTTAACACAAATCCATAATAACCATTGTTCTGCATATCGTTTAAGCATTAAAAGTTGAGCTGTAATTGATAGTGTTACTGCGAATCCATCAATACCTGCTTGCTTACTGCCAATCATATGTAAGAATACACCGTATAAGATTCCAACTGTTAAAACTGTCAATGCTACGTATAACCAACCTTTTTTCGTTAACTTCTTAGCTTTTACTACTGTTTCATTTTCTGTTACTGACTTGTTCTTGCTCCAAACATAGAATCCAATGAATTGCATTGGGAAGTATAAGAAAGCATTTAGCATAAATTCACCATATAGCTGTGCACTGTAAGCTATGTAAGCGTATAACGCTGTGTTAATTGCCCCAAAGAAGTAGTTCCCTATCTTCCCTTTGGCGACTAGAACTACGCACAACATACCAGTTAGAGAGGATGCTAGTCCAATTAATGTATCATCAAATGCAAAGTACATGTAGATGATAAGTGCTGTGAATGATGTTAACCATGTTAATTCGAATGTTGACCAACCTTTTAATAGTGTTTTCATAATAATTCCACCTTTATGTTATTTTTTAAAAAACATGAATACAATTTCAATTATCATACAGAAGATGTCTGTAACGCCTGCAAATATCTCTCCCCAACCAGAGGAATCCTTTTTCTTTTTAGTCATCATAATTCCCCTTTCGAAGTTCCTCTCTCACCTTCTTGCGGTCATTCTTTTTCTTCTTCTTCTCATCTGCTCTAGCAGGTGGTGGCATGACACCACGATTCTGTGTCATGACACCAATTGTTTTTTTCTTATTTCGTTTCTTTTTCTTATTTGCCATTGATAAACTCAACTGCCTTTCTAGCTTTCTCTTTACGTAACTCTAGTTGTTGCATAACAAACTTTTCAAATGTGAAGGATGTCTTCTCGTATCCAACAATGTTGTTATACTGTATTGCGAAGTATGCTAACAACTCATCTGTTACCACCTCTTTAATATGCTCACCATTTGCTAATTTGATTTCAATTGTAGTTTTTCCCATTTGTCCAACCTCCGATTTTTATTATATGGTTATCATTAGCTTTTGTCAATAGCTTTTTTAGCAGGTAGCTTATGTCGATTAATACAATATATATTATATCTTTTGTGTATATCTTTATGTTGTATATATCTTTATATATATTGTTAATTAGTCGATTTGAACTACCTGCTTAATTTGCTATTCGTTAATCTCTTCGAAATCTGTACCGCCACAATCTGGACACTTCTCAATTTTCGCTCTCTGCATGTGGTCACAGTAGTAACCGCAATCCGTACAAGCATGGATTTCAATTGGATTTAATAAGCTCCCATTTTCGTTTACATCATTTTCATTTGCAAATTCATAATTTTTCATGTTATAATCTCCCTTTGTGTTTGTTTTTTGTTTACAAGCTTATTGTAGCATGACTCTCATTCTGCTGTCAACAGATTATTTAACATTTTTATTCTTTTCCGCTACGAATTTTGTCAACAATAGTTTCATACATCTCTTGACTAGCAACCTCATCCATATCAAGCATTTTTAAGGCTTCTGTCATAGAATAGCCCAATGCCAATACTTCTTGCAACCCTTTCTCGACATATTCTTCCATTGCTTCATACATATACTTTTCTAGATGGTTGTATGATAATCCATCGCCAAAGCTAGTAACGCTAGAGCTTACAGCAATGAACTCTAATAGTGCTTGCGTATCCAGATTTGATTTTTGAAACTTCATAAAAGCTTCCTTGAATCGCTCTTCCTTAGTTTGCTGTCGTTGTCTCTTTCTACCCATGATATCATGCTCCAATCTTTAATGTGATGATTTCATTATTATATTCGTCTTGGCTACTTACAATATCAAAGTCTACTAAATACTGTTTATAGTCAACATATTCATCTGGTATCATGATGTTTGTATCATTAGTTAAATGACGATACCAAATCCAATCTAAGAGCTTATTCTGCTCATGAAACTCCTTTCTCGGCTCTGAAATGATTAGAAGACCATCCTGCTTTAATAGGCGTTTGAACTCGTTGAATAGTGTAGGCAGGTCTTGTTCTGGTATATGATGAATCACGTTGCGACAATGAATCGCTTCGAATGAATGGTCTTTAGCATCCAAGACCTTGTAGTTATGTATGTAATAGTCATAATTTGGTGTGCCTACAAAATCACTCGTTAAAAATCCTTGTTTTGGCTGTCTTCCAGAGCCGTAATCTAATTTCATTTTAATCCCTCTTTCTTGTTATTAGTCTTCCACTAGTATCCATATTCTTCAACCACTCTTTAGCCCTTTCAAATGAGCCATCAGATGCCATTAGAGCCTTTCGGCAATCCAACCTGCTAAACTCGCCATTCAGCTCTTCATAAAGCCGTTGGGCACTTCTCTTTTGGAATTTGCAAGCATAGCATAATCCGTCATTCAGTGTGTGTAGGATGTAATTCATCGGTGTTTCACAAAACTTACAATTTTCGCTCATGTCATCACCTCCTTATGTACTAATATTACCATCGTTAAAATCTGCTGTCAACAGATTAATATTTAAATTTTGGTTTTTCTTCAAAATCTCTTAACTCTGAATCATGATTGATTACATATGTAAGGGCATCAATCTGTATACTTAATGCGTTAATCGTACCCATTAAACGAGAATAATCTTTTTTGTCTAGGTCTGACATTTCAGACCATTTTGAAATAGGGTATTTAAATTTATTCGATTCCGCATTATTTAATTTACTTCTCAATTCTTCACGTTTCTTTAATATTACATCTAATGTCTTCATAACACATCTCCTATTAAGCAAATTTCATTTTAATATCGCCATCAGTCTGCACCGTTACAAGAAAGTTTTGAGTAGAGTTTTTATCTAAATCCATGAATCTCCTAAGTTCAAACTTGAATTTTTCCGCATCCATATTAATTTCAAATATAACCCAATCATACGCATCAAACCAACCTGTATTATAGATGTCTATTGCACTTTCAGCAGAGTAATTGTATATAAAATGGTCTACCCCTTTTGGCACTTTCAACCCTCTAACTCCAACGCAATCCAATATAACAACGTTTCTGTTTTGCAATCTGTTGTTTATAAGGTCTTCTAACACCTTAGATTTACCGTTTTTACCTTCTAATATAATCATGCTTTATCCCCTTTCTTATATACATCTAATTTTTTCACGACCTGCTCACCATGCGTTCCTGTTTGAATAACAGTTGAAGATAACCCAACTGGATAACCTTTCTGTCTAAGAAACTCAAAGATTTCATTTGCTAGTTCTGGATTGTGACAATATACAATATCTTCCATATTTGAAAATGGTACTGCCATATTATTTCCCCCTCTCAATTACCTCTAATGAATATTGTAGTTCCTTCTTCTTACGATACAATTCTTTAATTTTATCTTCTATAAAATCAACTACCTCATCGCACCCAACGTTTGCTAAGTCTGATTCCAACATTAGTATTTCATCTCTTACATCGTCTAGCAATTCTCTAAAAAGCTTCTCGTCTGCCATTATGTAAGTAGTTTTAACCTCAATCTTTTGCACATCACCATTCCAAAGACCTCTTGCACGTTGCACTGCAAAGTCCAAGCTAGGCATAACCGTTCTCATACCAGATTTACCAATGATTACAACTTCTTCTTTTTCTACTAAAATATTAGACATAATACCACTCCTTATAAAATTGAGTTTTTATAAACTTTCAGACCCATCTATTTGCTCTATTTTTGTGCATTTTTTATAATTTCGTTCAATGTCCTTCTTGACTATCCCATCCCATACACCACAATAGAGGTGCATACATAGTTTATGGAATGGACTATCTTCATTTATCTCAAAATATCTCTCTTCTCCAAAACTCACCAGATAGAATATATTTGTCTTACTGTCCCAATAAAACTTTTGACCATTCATATTATCACCCTTTCATAAAAGTAAACTTTTATTCAACCTTTGTTCTTTTTATTGCCCCACCAACCCAACGATACTCATCATGCTTCTTACGTTGCACAATAATAGGCTTATACCCTTCTTCCATATATTCTTTTACTTTGTCTGTAACTTCCGTAAAGGTATCTCCTTCTATTTCAATGATTTCCTCAACATATTTACCCTTTTTGATTTTCATACAATCATCTCCTTGTTAAAAGTAAAATTTTATAGATTCACAAAATCATCTTCACTTGCACCCAGAATTTCATTACACAATTCACGAAAACACTTTATACTACAAACGTCACCGTATTCAGTCTCTACAAGCACATCTACTTTCTCAACACACATGCTACAAGTTTTCTTCTCCATATTACCACCCTTTCATCGCTTCTTTAATCCGTCTGGCTTAAATTTTAATTTCTCATCATCATTTAAGTAATGCTTAAATCCACCCCTGTAGTAAAGGCAAATGTTGCCTGCCTTTGTCACACTATAAGCAACAGGAATCAACCTTTCTTTTTGCATATGATATTCTTCACCCTGCAATCTTTTCACACTATCATCTCCCTGTCATTAATCAACCCATTCAAAATTATAATCTTGCAATGTCTGAATCAATCCGCTTTCATTTTCAAATCTGTACCAATCTTTCTCAAACATACCTATGAATATAACTTTCTCTTTCTTTCTAAAACAGTGTATATCATTCTTGTTATTGATAACAATAGCTTCCGCACCTATTTCCCTCATACTATCTCCCCCTTGCATACCATTCTCTAAATGAATTTTGGCTTAAAGACACCCATCCACCATCTTTAAATATTACAACCAATTTACCATCGTAGCCTATTGTGACCTCCTTCACCTCTCTATTCTCCATTAACCCTTTGATTTCCTCTAATTCAGACCTATCCATACTACCATCCCCATTTCCCATCAAGTGAATATTCCTCATTCGCATTCATTTGAAATCGTTTAGCAAGCTCTTCCACTTGTGACGGATTTCTGTCTTTAATCCACTGCAATACCATAGGAGCTTTATGGTCAATTGTCAAGTAGCATCTAGTATCTCCATACTCGCTCTTACCGTAATTAATCATGACATCCTTAAATCCAATAGCTTCATATTTATCTAGATATTCTATCATCGCCACCACTTGACCAGACGACACATTTTGAATAGAGAAGTCAATGAGCTTTGTAACCTTTGGTTTACGTTTAAAGAAATTCATATGTACTACCTCCTATTTGTTTTCTGGGTCATACTCAATTTCAATCTTAACTTTCACACCATCACCTAAGTATGCTCCACCTGCTTCTGCCACATCCCAAATCGCTTCGATAAACTGTGTAACAATAATTTCAATATGGTCTTCTGTTGATTTAATTGGCGTAAATTGACCGTCATGAGACATTTCTTTAAGCATCTTATTATACTTATCGCAATCCTCTTGTGCCTGCATTGGAATATCGTAATTGATAATCTTTTTATCTTCCATTACTTTATCAGCTCCTTAATTCTTAGAATTTGCTCTTTTGTATAACCTCTTGAATCTCTTAGATTTAATGAACCACCCATACTTTTGTATACAGGAAGCCCAACCTTCTTTAGCTTATTGTAAAGCTCTTCACTTAGCCCATATGTGTCAGAGATTCTATACTTTCCGCTCATAGCCTTGTAAACTTGGAATTTCATACGACCAACTCCTTGTTAAAATTAAGATTTTATTAACTATAATCCTATTATAAACCCTTAATTATCTGCTGTCAACAGATAATTAGCTATTTTTATAAGCTCATTTGGTCTACATGACCGCATTTTGTGCATTTAATACTGATTTCGTCTGGATGTGTCTGCTTGGCTTCAAAATAACCCATATGATGGCGATTAATAGTATCTGCAAACAACAGAATATCGTCAATCTTGTCACGCTTCATAGAGAAACTGGAATGTGTGATACACATCCCACATTTAATTGTCATAGTAATTTCTAACGAACCACCAAGACTGTTATTCATATTAACACCCCTTAGTCCATTTTGTTAATAGGTCTACATGCTTTACAACATTCTTGCTGAACATCTTTGCAAATCCTGCTTTCCTTTTATGCTCTTCTGACTTGTTTGCAAACTCTTCGCTTGCAAGCTCTTCAATGATTTCATTTGTCAACTGTTGAACTAGTTTAGCTTTTTCTTGTATATTCATATCAATCTACTCCTTTTAATTTAGATTTATCTCTAGTTAGAATATTTCCTTTTACCTTTAAATCTGACCATTTAGTTACAAAAGTCTTCAATGGGAAGATATAATCTTCATGGTCAATCACTTGCACAATTGGTGTCTCATCAAAATCTCTTAAAACAACCACATCATGTGTCATTGGAGAAACTAAGATGTCTCCAAAATTAATCGCTTCACCTTTTTCTGTGTTTACACCTGTTTTAAACATGTTAACTCCCCCTTATTAAAATCAGACTTTTATTAATCGAAAACTTTTTCAACTTTGATTATACCGAAATTTTCTAACATCTCCAATACTTCTTGCGGTGTCATGCGACTAATATCACCTGCGTATTGACCTTCAATGTACATCTTAGTATCTATGTCTGTATCTACAATCTTAACTTGTTTCATCCAAATTCCTCCTTGTTAAAATGAGAATATTATAAAGCTTCACCATTGACAGTTGTTGCCATTACATTCTTTAATCTTTTACCGTCCCAGAACGCTGAAACCTTATCCCCAACTGCTAGTTTATACATTACTTGACCTTTTGTGAACTCAATCCCTTCACGAAGACCATTCTTGTCAAGGCTATCACTGTATGCACGATATGTGTCACCCTTCACTTCGTATACCTCATAATCCACTCTACGTTCTGGTTGTGACTTTACTTCTTGAATCTCTTGAACTTCTGCTTCCTGCCGATAATCATGTGCGTGATAGCCAATTGCAAACCCTCCAAGGAGGGTTGTTGCAAGTGACATTGTTATAACAAACTTCTTCATGTTTTACCCCTCCTTAGTTATATGTGTCAATCTTTAATGTCAATGTTCTCGTTTCGAAATTTACGTCATATTCGCTATAGCAAACATATTCAGTTAAATGATTATCAGTAACAAAATCTACTCCTAATTCATCATCAAAATCTTCTACAAGACTAATGTAAGCACGTGTCATATATACTTCATCTTGCGTTGTATCTAAATCCCCTAATGAGATATTTCCGCAAACTGCAACTAAGTCCTCATAGCTAGTTTCTAATTGCTTGCCGTTGATTATTACAACCCCATTACTAATCCCTTTAATTTCATTACCACCGATTAAGTGTGCTACTATCATTTTTCATTTCCCCTTTTCGTTTATAATTTGTTTTTCTTAACTGTCTTTATCTTACCATGTTCTCATTCTGCTGTCAACAGACTTTAGAATAAATTTTTTATTTTCCTAGCAATCCTTTATTATGCAGGTCTTTCTTATGTTCTCGGTGCTTCTTCATATACTCCTTATGCTTATCTTTGCTGTAATAAGCACCTTGCTTCTGTTTCTCTGCTAAACGTTGTTTAGCCAACTCTTTTCGTTCTGGGAACAATGTGAACTGTATTAATCGCTTGCTTACTTTGTATTTTCTAGCTAAAGCATTGATACTGATTGAACCAGTTTCATACTCCTGTACAATCTGCTCTTTGTCTGCAACTGTTAGCTTAACTCGTTTGTCAAGCTTTTCATTGTTTATGGCTACCTTATCTAATTTTGATGGCATTTCAATCACCTCGTATTGTTATTATATTCAATATACATCACCTCTATTCGTCTGTCAACAGATTTTTAATTTTATTTCCACACCTTTCTAGGTGTAATGTAAGCCTTCTTAAATCCGCTCCAATTACGTTTATTCCTCACGAATAGTCCTTGTTTTGGACTGAATCCATTCTCTTTCAGATACGTCTTCGCATCATCGTAGCTTTCAAATATGTATTCACAACTCCACTGGTTGTGAGTTTCGTTTTCAAATGTGATTGTAAACATTATATCACCCTCTTTTTATCATTTCAATTAATCTACCAATTCCAACAGCTCCACAAATCATACATCCTACAACAAGCCATTCCATCATCCTTGTTTACTCCATATATTTAATAGTATATAACTCTCTTCATTTAAAGGAACTTTCTCTGAATTAACTAACTCTCCATCCTTCATTAATTCATCTCTCTTCTCCCAAGCTTTTGTTTGACTTGTATAAGCACCTGCAATTGTAACACGATTATCGTCACCTTGAATAAATACTAAGTGTACATATTTCATAGTTAACCCTCCTTAATTAAACTAAAATTTTATTAATCAGCAGGATAAGCAATAACTGCGATAATTGTACACAATACTAGGAAACCTCCAATATAGTATAACACTTCCATAATTACACCTCCTTTCATAAAACAATCCTTTTATCCCATCAGCAAGTATATCGCTCCACCTATTGACAATGTTAATATAATACCAATTAGTATTCCAGTGTGAATCAGTTCTGCTTCACGCTCAATCTTATCCATCACACCACTCCTTTATAAAAGATTTCTTTTATTTGATAATCTTCTTCATAATTTTAACGAATTTGATAAGTGTGAATGCAATCAATATACTTACCGCACCTGCCATTGCATTTGCAGTAATCCAAATGTAAAGCTCAACATTTGGTATTGAAGTTTTACCGATATTTGCTGATAGATACATTAAAAGCCCCATAATAAATGCTAACTTGAAATCACTCATATTTCTTAATTTTTCTATCATTTATACCACTCCTTCATAAAATATTTATTTTATTCACGTACTCGGTCAAATGTGATAGATAGTGCAAACTTACCGCTATCATATAGCTTGCTTCCAATCTCTTCCAATATATCCATTTGACTATTGCCTTCCATCACCTCTTTAGAAACTGTACCGTCACCATAAGATATAGTTACTAATTTTTTCAATTTATCACTCCTTACCTTTATAATTTCTGTAGTACGGCTCTAGGTCTTTCATGATATTTACCAATGCTCTATACTGGTCATTCTCTAAAGAGTTTTGATATAGAAACAAATTAGTTAAAACATATCTAAATTCTCCTAGCTGTTTAATAACCTCATCTGTTTCTTCTTTTGACAATGCAACGCAATCGTCTTCACTACGCATTTGTTTAAGAAGAAGGTGTCTGTGAAGCAAATCAAGCTTTCCTAAGTTTCCTGCTTTTTCAAATTCCATTTTACTTCCTCCATTTCTCTATTAGCTCACTCCATATAGGGTTATATCTAGGTATTGCCCATATTAGCAGAAACAATGAGAATACTGCTATAGGATTTAGCGGTTTTCCTAAAAACATATTAGCGATTAACTGATAAATTAAGGTAGGTACGAATACTATTTGCAGAATCCATACATATTTCATTACATCCATTAAAATTCAATCTCCACTTCTGCACCATCTCTTGATAAGAAGTTGATAGATTCTCTTAACACGTGCTCTGCATCGTCATATACTCTGTTCCCTAATACTAAACTAATGTAACCATCCATACCATCTCCACCAACCCAACCATCAGCAGGTGCGATATCGTAATCATAACCCTCACATACAAGTGTTACTTCCATGCCATCTTCTAACATTTCAACTGCTTCTTCAAATGTGTTTCCCATCTCAATCTCTCCCTTGTTTTTATTTTAGCAATCAATGTAAGTGTACTTAATATTACTTGCTAATGAGCTGTGAATATGCTCTGTACGAATGTCAACAAATGTACTGTTAGTGAAGTACATGCGAATCTTCACTGGCTTACCTTCTATATGTTCAAGTTCTACGACTTTATATACTGTCAACCCTTCTGTCAACTTTAATGTCATGATTGGACAAACAAAATCATCCTTCAATCTGTCGATTTCATCCTCTTTAAACTCACATACATAACCATTTATGAACTCACACACATATGGTCTTTCCACTTCGCTACCTAGATAGTCTGTGATAGTGAACAATGAACCTGCTTGTAATCCACCATGCTCACCGCACCAGATTCGAAACAATGTTTTAAGCACTTGCCCTTTTTCGTATTTCATATTCATTCTCCTTTGTGTTTGGCTTACTTATAACATACTATATTCAAGTTCTGCTGTCAACAGAACTTGAAATTTATTTTATTTATTTTCCCATTGGTCTAAAAAGACTACGTTACCCCTTTGATGAAACGCTTTAAGCCTTCTAGCCTTCTTGCCTTGCATCAAGTGTACCGCATCCATAATGACCTTTAAATGATTCTTAACGCCTTTACCTGTAGTCTTACCACTTAATTCACAATAGATAGCATCAATTATTGGGTGACTATGCACCCAATATGTCTTCTTACAACCTTGGAAACCAGTTGACAACTCCACCACATACACTTTTAATATCTCATCAATCAAAAACTGTTTGTGTCTTACAGAGTACATCATAACCACTCCTTGTTGTCTTGATGCTTTATTATATGATTAGCTTACATATAATATACCATTATCTTTTTCGTCTGGCAACATAATTTTACCAGTCGTCATCATCACTGTAATAGTCGCTACTGCTAGAGCTTGAATTGTTGTTTCTGCTGTTGTTACGGCTACGACCAGAGCTACCACCACTAGCGGAAGATGCTAGGACTACTGAAAGCAACAACGCTACAGTACATATAATCGCTATCCACATATTAATTCTCCCCTTTCTTCTCTGTAAAGATAAAGTAACCATTAACGATATTGCTATTAAAATTCTCTTTTATATCTGCTTCCACATCAAGAATCTTTAATTCTGGATGGTCTTTGATGAACTCTTGATATTTCGATGGTAAATCTTGTTCTGCACTTTCATGAGGTATGTAATACATCTTCTCATCTACTAAAATCTGATAAGTCTTGAATGACTGATTCTCAACGCTCTTCTTGTCATTGTAGTCACCATATCCTTTGCTACCACAACCCACTAATGTTGCTGATAGACCCATCATTGCAATAATACCGATAATTTTCTTTTTCATGTTCATTCTCCTTCATAAAATGTGGTTTTTATCAATATTTTCTATGTATCTAAAACTCTCTCAATAGAGAGGATTTTAGTATGTTGGGTCTTGGTACGCTCTTGCACTCCCAAACCCTACTCCCATGTAATCATTGCCTGCAATCTTCCATTTACCGTTCTTACGCTTTGTTACACGCTGTTCTTGTGATTTTGGCTCTGGTGTGATAATCCACTTCTGACTTCCAAAATAATCATGACCGCCTTCTTTATCTGCTGTGAAATGTGCTCTCTTAATCCATACACTCTTCCCAGATTCACTTATGCGTGATACGTGAGCAGGATATAAATCACTGCCCACATTGAACGTACATGGCATTCCTGCCACAATCTCACGCTCTTCTGAAATCCAACCTTGACCTTCTACATGCTCTTCATGAATATACATTGCCTTTGCCATACTGTTCAACCTCCCTTTTAGTTTTTATTCCAACGTCCTGCAAATGTCTCACCATCATGTGCACCGTTTGCATCGTAGTAGTTAACTCGAACCCATCCGTTATTCTGGAATGTTTTTACTTCCATTCCTACGCCTTGCTCTAATGCGATTACCACATCTTCACCATCTTCATTAATAGTGCTATAAAGGTTGCTTTCTCTATTCTGAACTAAACCCTTACGAACTTCAATATCCGCCATATCAATCGCTAATTTTTTCATCTCAATCTCTCCTTTTGTTTTGTTAAGTTAATCTTACCAGTTATTCATTCTGCTGTCAACAGATTATTGAGCAAATCTTTCATTTGTTTCTTCAATCCTATTTTCCATAAACTCAATTGCTACTCTTTGACTAGGTTGATGCCATGAATATGAACGATAGTTATCTTTTTCATGTGTAGTAATGTAAAGACCTGCGGGATTTCCTTTTCTACCTCCACGAACGCTAGTGTACATTGTGCTCTCATTAATTTCTGCTTCAAAGTAAATGTTCTCATTTGCTCTTACAATAACTCTTGGCTTCCAAGATACAAGATTCTTATCCTCAACTGTGTAACCCATTTCTTCTGCCCATTTACGGATTTTAGTGAACGTTTTCTTTGTCATTTGTGTTTCCTCCCTTATTATACTTGATATACTTCAATTTCTCCATCAACTACGTTATAGTTGGCTTTTAATGTCTTTCTAACTGCTTCTGCACGCTTCATTGCTTCTGTCTCTGTGCCATAAGTATTTAAATCAAAATACGTATCGTCATCCGTCATAAAGTTTGATACAACTTCTACAATGAAACCTTCTTCATCATTCTCATCATAATTATAAATTCGAACTGTTAAATCATTTAAGCTTCTTAGCTTATTTAGCTTTTGTTTAAGCTCTCTGATACTCATGTGAACTTGATTTTCTAGTTTAGCCATTTATGTAACCCCCTTGCTTTATCTTGATATCATCTTATCATATCCTCAACTCTGCTGTCAACAGAATTGAGGATATTTTTATTATTTATTTTCTGGCTTTTCTTTATGAGAGAATGTGAATACACCTACATGATAATCCTTTTTCTTTAGCTCTGTTTCATGTACAATCTCCACACTTCTTTTACTTGTGTACGGTCTTCCAATCATTACATCGCCCTTCATTAGAATGTAAATTTCATTTGTATTCATATTAATTTCCTCCTTCATTAGTTGGTTTCTCATAGTAATTATACATCGACTTGCTACCACTGTCCCATGAATCATAATAGTATCCATCTTGACACGTTACGATGTGATTTGCTACGTTTAATACATATGTACCCTTCTTGAACTTTTCAGCGAACTGTGCCACTCTAAGGCGTTTGTCACCCTTTTTAATTACCATCTTACGAAGTATGAAGCCATTTCTTACAAGATACTCCTTCCATGCTTCATCAGAGTTTGGCATAACTTTTAATTCAAATCCTAACTCGAACAATTCTCTATATACTGTATCCCAATCTTTACCTGTTGCTTTACACATTGCACGAACTACACAGTCACCTGTTTCTAGCTTCTTTGGATTTGGATTGAAATATATGTTTCTACTTTTCTTTTTAACTGCCATTTTAATCTCTCCCTTGTTTTTAACTTACCTTCATTTTATCATATGTTGCTTCTGCTGTCAACAGACTATTTTGTATTTGTTTTTTTATTTTGTGCGAATCCGTAAACTAAATTCATTGCGTAGTTTATGTATGTATCAATGTTCTTGCCTTTGCCTGTTTCGATTGCAGTTTCTACAATCTCAATCGCCATTAGTTTAGGTACGCCATGCTTCATTACTTCTTTAACATGCTTTCTCATTAATAACTCATTCATATGTAATCTCTCCCTTTCGCCTTATACTATAATGTATGCGGTTATATCATTATTATTACCTTTTGTGGAAGATTTTACACACTTATTTTTAGAATAGTTTTTCAACTACCATTAATAGAACAAATGTGATTGGGGCTAAGATAACTAATCTTCTGCCATGCTCCACACGATTTGCAATCGTTACTGCTCCAAATATAATAGCCATGAAAACAAAGAACTTAATGAATCCAAGTGTAAACATATTCAACATCTCCCTTTGATTTGATAATTTTATTATAAATGAAGTAATATCTCCTGTCAACAGATAATATAATAAAAAGGAGATGGTAATCATCTCCTTTTTTCACGTGCCACTTTGAAGCCTTCATTCATACGTTTTCTGTCATGACCCCAAGGTTGGAAGAAGTGCTTCTTGTTCTTCTTCTGGTCTATAAGCTCCTGCATTGACTTTGGTCTTGTGTTTTTTGGCTCTAGGTCTGCATAGTTAAAACGTTGGCGTAAACCTCTACCTGCAAATCCATGACCGCCAAAACAATTGACTATGTGCCCTTTGCCCATTATCATTCCACCTACATGTTGTTGTACACCAAATATACCAATACCTTTATGACCATCTGCAATGTTTTTTAATTGTTCTACATGCTCTCCCCATGACTGCTTATGAGAAACTTTGATGAATGACCCAATGTTTAAGTTAAAGTGGAATTGGTTTGGTCTATTCTTTTGAATCTTAGCTTCCATCATTAGCTCACCGATTTCAGCATGGTTATGTATAGCTTCCACTTGTTCTTCTAGGTCTTTCTTTGCTTCTTCCTCTTTATCTGCTGTTATGTATTTCTCTGTACGCTCACAAACCCAACCAATAGCGTTTTGGATTGCATCAATTTCATCTTCTAAAGAGTTTGTGTTTTTAATATATTTCATCATTTGTGGGCTATACTTCTCAAAGAATCCAACATCCACTAGTACAGGCATACCAGTTTTAGCATCAATCATTACATTCTTAGAATGCATATCATTTGGCTCAAATCCTGCCATTGCAATGTCTCTTAGCATCTGTTTGAATGCCACATTGAATCTAGGGTTAATGAATGCACTTTTACCGCTTCTTCTCTTATTTACAAACTCATCCACTGTTGTTCCACGTACTCGACTAACAATCATAAAGTCACTGCCGTATGTAGCATATAGGCGTGGGACGAAATCAAATTGTTGAAGCTCTTTTAAAGTTTGAGCATCTTCTGGCTCATCTCCCTTGTGCCAATGTACATGTCTACGAGAATATTTAATTGCATAGTCTTTATAGCCGTATACTGTTCCATACTGCCCACGCCCTAATTCTTTTAAGTCTTCATCCATAGATTCTGAACCGTTTTCCATCAACGTAACTAAATATTCTAATTCATGTTGGGGGATACTATCATTGTAAATCTTAGCCCCTTTAAACTCTCGTACAGTTTCAACGCAAGATAATACTGCTGTCATAGATAATCTCTCCTTTTTTAATAGTGTTTGGGTATCTATGTTGTAATTCGTGTTTGTGTTTTAGTTCTTGTCTATAATATACTATTCTATTTTTCTGTTGTCAACAGATTATATAATTATTTTTTGCTTTTATTTTAAATAGGGGTAATAAAATTGAAATTTGGCTATAAACATAGATTTGAAGCCGTTTTGTAGCAAGGCAATTGGGTATGGGTAATGATAATTATGTGTATAGAGAGGATTTGCTTTACATTTGTAGCAAGGCAATTTCTGCATAAAATACGAATTTTATCAACATTTTAGGGGTCTGTTTCTTCCCTCTATAGACAGTATTTTAACATTGCTCTTGTTTTGTACCAACGCAAGCGTACATTTAGGAGGGTGTTTTGGCTCAAATTTACCTAGTTTCATAGGTTTGCAATGCATTTGTACCAAGGCAAGAAAAAGAGCCTAAATCGGCTCTACTGCTCTCCCCATCAACATGTCCATCATTGCTTCAAATGTCCACGCATCACTGTATTTCATATCCAGTTCCGCTTGCGTTAACAGGTCGTCAATGTTAACTTCTAATGCGAATAACGAATCATTCTTATCTCTATATATTGTTAGAATTAGTTTATCACCTTCGTACACTAGCACAACAGGATTATCATTATTATATGTTTCGCCATTGATTTCCATCTCTTCTAGTAATCTCTCTGCTCTGTATCCATCCATACTAGCAATCTTTAGTATTGTCTCATTGTATAGTTGTGGATTACCTTTGTTACCTCTTCTAATTGCTTCCTGTAATACAATCACCATACCATTACGAATTGCAACCAATTTGTCTCTATTCATCATTATCTCTCCCTTATATAATTATTATTTGTTTTTATTATGTAAATGCAGATAGCCTATGATAGACTATCTGCTCCTTCTGGTATATCTGCGATGCATTTCAATGTTTGCTCTGGATTTGGTATTGTCTTCAATAATGCATTCTGTATTGTTGTTGTTGATGAGCTGTACTTACTTACATTTACTATATATGTGTAGCTACCATCTCTTTTACGTTTACGTTCTCCAAGACATGTGTTATGATGATACAATCTGTCACCATCAATGAATAATTTCTTTGTTCTCTGTCTGCTCAATCCTGTTACGAATGCGAATACAACATCTACGTTTCTCATGTTATCACTCCATTTCTTATTTGTTGATGCTATCGTACTATTAATTATATTCTGTTGTCAACAGATTTATTAAAAATAATTATATAATTGTGTCTCTTCCTATATGTATATTATGTACATTTACCCCTGAATTTTGAGAACTCCCTTATTATACTGCGTTTTCTAGGATTTTTTTCAACTTTTCTTTTTCCCCAAAAATCCCACAGGCGAACGCACACATGCACGCACACGCACGTATGCCCCACGCCTGCGTATGCACGTGCGTACACGCACACGCACATGTACATTACCCACGAATTACGCACGTGCCGAAATTATATAGCGTTTTCTAGGATTTTTTTGAGTTTTTCTTTTTTTCTCAAATTTTTCCCAGACTATTTTTTTAAAACGAACAATCCGAATTTACGAAGCCCGAATAGCCACACATCTGAATAATACGATATATATACTTTAAAACCAATAGCCACTAATCTTAAGTAATCACGCTTCTATATAAAAGTAAGTAACAAATAATATGTCATTAAAGAACAAAAAGCAAGTAAACATATTACTTATAAGTTGCTAACAATTAGTAAGT